ATGGGACTCCCCGACCGTGCTCAAGCGCTAGAACCGGCTTCAGGCGCGCGGAAAGGCCCTTCTATTTGTCGTGCGGTGGCAGTGCGTCCCAAGAGAGGGTCGCAATGGGACCTTCGAGCCGGTCGGGTTGTCCTTCACTTGGAGCCCCTTGCCGGCGGCGAGCTCGCGCAAGACTTGCCAATTTGGCGCCGGGGAGTGCTTTCCCAGCGCTTTTCGGCTTCGCGCAGTAGCAAAGCGCGACATCGTAGTCTTGCGGCCCAGTGATCAGGCCACCGCAGATGTCGCAGTGGACGATCTCCTCAAAACGTGCACGCACAAGGCCCTCGTTTACCACAAAACCCGTTGACTCACAGTAAGTAAGGGTAGACATTGCGCCTTATGTCTGAGGGTCTGTTTACCGGCTTTCTGATCACAATCGGACTGGTGTCGGTAGTTATTGTGGTTGTTGGCATTCTGATGTTGCGGCGGATGCTTCACGATGCCGTACGACCACCAATGCAGCCGATGAATACGGATCCAGAGTCCCAACGACAAGAACATTTGCTTGCGAAAGCCCGAAAGGCCTGCGGTACGAAAGCGTGCTGCAAGTGCAAGAATTGGGATTTGGATTCTGGACGTGCGGCGATCATGCAGAATCCGGCATTTGCAATGGCTGCTCGACAACTCTCGCCGAATCGAATGGGTCGAAAAGCGGATGATCCCAAGGTCAATGCGCTTCCAATCGCAGTAGACACTTGGGAATTGTTCGGTGTGTGCGGACTCGAAAACATTGGTCGGCATGCGATTGATGTGTGTGATTCGTTCGAGAAGGTTTAACCATGAGCGAAGTGGCGCGTAACAATCCCGCTTGGCGCAAATTCGCAACCGAAGTTGCACGCGACACGGAAGAACGCGTGGAGCACTCGGGCGACCTAGACGAAAAAATGGCCGATCCGTTGCAGGCCACGCGTGCAGGCGTGCCTGTAGAGTTCGTAGACGATCGCGGCAATCCGACAACGCGTGTCCGCGGGCCTCGTGCGGATGTTGTCCGTGGAATCACGCAAAAGGACGTCGAAAACTACGCCAATGCGCCAACCCGCGTGTGTGGCGAGTGTCGGCACTTTCAATTGCGTGAAGGTCGACGCGAGATAGTCAAACAGAAATTCCTACAGCGTTTGGTACTTGAAGAGTCCTGGAAGATGGCCCACCTCGGTGCGCCTGCAGATCACCTAGGCGTGTGCGGACAAAAGCCTTCCATGGTCACAAGCACTATCGCCGACGCCGGCACGTGCCCCGGATTCTCTAGACGGCGGGGTTGAATGGAGCTCGTATTTCATTGGGTACGGTACGTGCTGATCTTGTGGGGGCTCGTGTACATCGTGACGCAGAGCGCGATCATGCTGCCCTTTCGTATTGGATTACTGCGTATGTCGACATTCTTCGGTGCACTCGTGTTTTGTCCCGCGTGTTCCGGATTCTGGCTCGGGTTGATTCTAGGTGCACCTGGGATCTATGGTCCGCCGCTTTCGCAGTATTCGTATGCGTGGGCAGAGAGCGCGGTGATTTCGACTGTACTCGGTTACTTTTGGACTGTCTATTTTGGCGATCCGCACGGACTTGAACGTGCAATACATGCGGTGAAAGAACATGACGCCGCCTAACTACGATCCTGACAGAGTTGATTGGATGGCGACGTTCAAGCGGAATGAAATGCCGCCCGGTCCAATCAGAGACGTTCCGCCTATTCTTGTCATGGTCGACGGATCAATCGTGGACACCACCAAAGACAAAGACGCTGCAGAGCCAAACGCAGAGCTCAATGCACATTTGAAGCGCCGCCTGGGTCGTCCGCCGGGTTCGGGGCCGAATCAACGTGCTGCGGCTGCAGTGGCTTCTACAACGGTAGGACCAAAAGTTGCGCAGCCGTCGTTGTCCGACGCATTGCCCGCGGGTGATGTTGATGATGCAGAAAAGCCGGAAGCTCAGGAATCTGTTATGTCAAAGCCGCGTACACAAACCCTCCCCGGCGTGACCGGTACTGCCGCAATTATTGTGCGTGAATTGCCGCTTGAGGCGATTCACGAGGCAATTGAGCGGAACCACTTTGAGAACGGTGTAGAGATTCGGGTCCACTACAAGAACAATCGTGGAACGCCAATTTTTCTCGGTAGAACACAGGTTTCGCTAGAAGCACTCCTAACCGATCTGGAAGAGTGGCTGCGCGTGACTTACGGTGGTGGTTGTTTCCGGGTTGACACACGCGATCCTGCCACGGGAAAACGTGCATTGCCGATTCCCGTGTTTGAAGTGAATGTGCATGCACCCCCACGGCTGATGTCGAACGGAACGGTGTTGGCACCTGGCCAAACGCCTAACCCAGGAATGCAAGGATCGTCAGCTATGAGCTCTGGTTTTCAAGCGCCGTGGCTACAAGGACAGACTCCCGCGCCAGGCGGTTTCGGGCCACCACTTGTGCCCGGGTCAATTCAGACGCCGCAAACACCTTGGTTGCCACCAGCACCTGGGTACGGGGGTAATCCCAACGTGCATCACGTACCTGTGATGTCGATGCCTCCAGACGCAATTGCAATGACAGAGCTCCAGAAGGCGCAAACTGCGTTGGAACGTGAACGCATAGCCCGCGCAAAGGAACATGCTGAGTTTACACGCCAGATCAATGCGGTAACTGAGCGTCTGAATGAGCAAAGCTTGAAAGAGCAGGATCGCGCGCGACAACTCGATGCACAGCAAATGCGCGAGCAAATGCGTCGAATGGAAGAAGACTTCCGCGGCAGACTCGAGCAAGATCGCAATCGCCGACCTACTTTTGACTTGGCGGCATTCGCGTCGGTCGTTGCCGCGGTCGTACCTGTTCTGACTGCAATGGTCAGTTCACGCAGCGATCAAGCGCAGCGGTCGCTCGAAATGCAGGCTGCAGGCGTCAACAATCTGATGAAGGCGACCTTGGATCGTACTGATTCGAAATGGGTCGAGAAAATGCTGGCACTGCTGCCAACGATGCTTCCGCTCGTCACTCCGATTTTCAAAGCGTGGGCGGAGCAGCGGAGTCCAACAGCACAAGCGGATCTTGTCGCGACACTTTCAGAGAATCATTTGACGTCTCTAAGTATGATGGCGAAGTTTCTCAATGAAATGACGCCATCCGGGCCTGATACACCTGCTTGGGTTGGCGTCTTTCAGCAAATGGTCGGAACCATTGTCGGGTCGATCGATTCCATGGTGAAGTCGAACAAGAGTTCTGTAGGCCTCCCCGTGCAGTCGCGACATTTGCCCGTGCCGGGTGTTGTAGCCCCGGCCCAAGCGTATACCCCCGCGCAAATCGCGGCGGGAATGCATGTTCAAGCAACACAACCTCCCATTGTGACGCCAGTGTCACGGGGTGTGCAGATTGCACAACTAGTCGCGAATTCTACCGAGGTTCCTGAGGATCTCAAAACACCAGCCTTCCTTAAGCTGATTGAAGATCTACATAACGAAGTGTCAGTAGACGAGGTCGCACTCTACTTTGCGAACCTCATGCGCGAGTTGGAAGACAATGTTCCGCAGTTGCTACAGGGTATCTGGAAGACAGACGATCCGGAGAATCTTCTGCAAGGTGTGTTCTCCAATTTGCCGATCTGGCAGTGGAACATGGGATACACGCTGAATTTCATCAGGAAGGCAGTAGATATTCTGACAACACCAGAATCGGGCGCGCCTGCGTCGGCAGTAGTGGCAGTGCCAGCAGTATCAGCTCCGGTTCCAACACAAGCGGGCCTCCAGTTCTTCACGCCCGTTGCAGCTCCTGCTTGATCGAGTGCATGTTGATGTAGTAGGTAGTCAGGTGTTGGGGACGTGAGCTTGCTCCGCCCCGATAAGCTGAAACCACACATCAATGATCTATCGCTCGCTCACATTGAGCACGGATTGGTTCCGTGTGACGTGGGATGTCGATCGGAGTGCTCCACCTAGTGAATGGGGCGCACTGTTGGCTATTCCCGGCATACGTTACTATCCGCGCGCACTCGAGATTCCCCGAACGGCATGGGACATGTCGCAGGTTGTAGATCTGTGTGCAGAGCTTGAGGTGACACCGCCGAAGCATTCAGACCGCTACGCAACGATTGGTCTGTGGCAACCCTGGCAGAAGCCGCTTGCGCACCAACCTGTTGTCACGCAGCGCTTGTTAGAGACACATCGTGTGTTGCTTGCGGACGCAATGGGTCTTGGTAAGACCCGAGCGGCAATTCAAGCCGCCGAAACGGTGCGCAGGCACATTCACCATGGCAAAAAGCCTGTGTTGATTGTCGGGCCCCTGCGTGTTCGCAGCACGTGGTTTCGTGAGCTCTTGGCAACGGGTGCGATTGAAAGCGCGAGTGAATTTTGTGCTCTGCGCACGCAAGATCAGCGGGATGCTTGTTGGAGTGACGACGCGCTTTACTATTTCATGCACTACGACATCGTGCATGTTTGGTGGCCGAAGTTCACGGCATTGCGGCCCTGTGTGACGATCTTAGACGAGGCGCACTACATCAAGAACGGACAGTCAAGGCGCGCGCGAAATGCCGCAATGGTCGCGCACATGGCCCCGTTTCGAATGCTGCTCACCGGTACTCCAATCGACAACGAGCCCAAAGATCTATACTCGTTGCTCGACTTTCTGAATGGACCGCAGACGTGGGGCTCACGAAGTCAGTTCCGCGTTCGTTACTGCGGCGCATTCCGTGACACACACGGGTTCACTGATACCGGGCCGACGAACATGTCGGAGCTGCGAAGCCGGATGTCAGCCTATTACATTCGTCGAGAGCTTTCTGACACAGCTGTAGAACTCCCACCGTTTACGCGTGAACTCACAGAGGTAGAAATTCCCGCAAGTCGCACGGTGAGCTACCAGCAACACACACGTCTGCTTTCGTCGCATGACATCCGGCGGCTTATTGACGCGATGCTGAGTGGTTCAGTGATGGGTTCGGATGTTGCACAAACCATGACAGCGCTCCGGCAGGTCACGAGCGAAGCAAAGATCTCCGCCACACTCGAGCTCGCGAGCGGGATTCTCGACGCGGATGGGGCCGTAGTCGTGTTCACATGGCAACGTTCGACCGCGAAGCAGCTGCAACGCATGCTGCAGAGCTCGCGTGAGGCCATTTGCGGCGAGTTGGCGATCGACCGGCGTGAAGCCCTAATCGATAGCTTCCAGGCCCATGGCGGGGCGCTGGTGGCGACTTATGGCGCGCTTCAAGACGCTGTCACGTTGCATCGTGCACGTGCGGTGATCTTGCACGACCTTGATTATCTACCGAAAACGATGTTGCAGGCTGAGAAACGCGTGCATCGAATTGGCCAGGAATACGGCACGAAAAGCTATTGGATGGTGGCGAATCAGCTGTTTGATCGTGTGTTGCTTGCGGCATTACGTCGAAAAACGGCCGATACGGAGCTGATTCTATCGCTCCGCGAGCAAATACCGGAGCTTGGATCTACGGAGAGCCCCGAAGACATCTTTGCTTCTGGCATGGAACAGTCCATTACGGAGTGGCGCCAATGGAACATCTGATCACAGACAAAGAATTTGAAGAGACGTTACTGTACTACAAGAAGAAATACGCCGCATTGATGCGTCAACCGGATACGAGTCCGGCCGAAGCTTGCGTTATTTTGCTCGCTTCGGTGATCGACACTGCGTTACGCGTAGTGTTCACCGAAGAAAACGCACAGATTGCGGATCTTGAAGAGCGCATGGCAGTGCTTGAAGGTCCGGAAGATTGAAAAATGCCGAAGCTTTCATTCACAGTGCCGTTAGGAGGTCGGTTAGGCGTTCCAAAGGAACGGCCGTCTGTCTATCAAGTGCTGCAAATGCCGGATACTGGCGCTTCGCCGCGTGGCTCAACCTATCGCAAGTCACTTCTGCAGTGTCCACACGAGCATGGTTTGTTGTATGAAATTGGACTTCGACCCGAGCAACCGTCCGAAGCATTGACAGTAGGTCTGGTCTTTCACTATGCATTGCAGCGGTACTACGCGGAGATCCTTCGGTATCAACGGGAATTTGTGCGAAAATGGGTGGAGAAACACCCGGAAGATCCATGGGGATATCGCGGTCAAGACGCCTTTTTCTTTGGGAATCACTCGGATGCGGCCGCGGTTGCGTGGAATTCCATCCGTGATTTGGAGTCTGCGCCCGGCTATTTGGATACCTGGGAGGTTGTTTCTCGGGTAGTTGACCGATATTTGGACTTCTACAACCTTCGGGACCGCTGGGAAATCGTCGCTGTGGAAGTGACTGTGGAATATTACGGACGCATGTCCGGCAGTTTCGACTATACAGCCCGGCTCGATTTGGTTGTCGTTGACTGGTCTGACGGGTGTCTCTACAACGTAGAACACAAGACAGCCCGTTGGGTGTCGCAAGACTTGGTGGACTTCTACGATCTTGACCTCCAGATCCTCGGACAAGTCTGGCTCGCGACCAATTGTGTTGATTGGGCGAAAATGGGCCTCCCAATGTTTGGCGGCTGCAAGATTAACATTGCATCCAAGCAGAAGACTCCTGTATTGATCCGTCACGATGTGCTTCCGGGTGTTCAGGCACTACAAGCCTTTGAACGCATGGTTGGACAGGCGGAGACACTCAGGGGGGTTCACGAAATGCTCGGTTGGCCGAAATCACTCGGCCACTGCGCAGGGTACGCACGCGGCTATTCAAAGTGTCAGTTCTATGAGTTGTGTCGTGGGTACCCGCTCGAGACTGTCAAATCACTCAAGCTCTGGCGTGATCCGCCAAGTGGCTTTGTTTTCAAGAATCCAGACGCACCAACAGTTGAGGATCACAATGTCTGACCCAACACCGGAAGAAGAGCTTGCAGTAAAACTTGCAGCTGCGTACGAATCACGGAAAGGTGATGGGCACTCGATGCCTGCAGCAATGCTGAAAGCATGGCGGGATGTGTGCGGTCCGGCTGAAGGTAAAGTTTTTGGACGGTTGAACCCCGCTGCTTTTGGGACGTCGCCGATTCCACCACCGTCACAGTTCATGGAACCGGTAGTTGAACACTCGGTTGAGCCGGCAGTTGTGCGAACTGAATCGGAGCGGGTCTACGACGCATTGGAGGGTTTTGACAGCCTTGCGGCGTTGAAAGGCGCACTGTGGTACTTCGCTGCAGGTACAGGTACAAGCCGCGGAGATGCAGACCGCCGCTCGTTAAGCGGCGTGTGTATTGAAAGCATTGTGTTTCAAATCATTGGTGAAGCACCTGTGGATGTGGAGCGTCTTATTGTGGAAGTTACGTTGGAGGTCTGACCGTGTTCAAGACGCTCAACGCAAAAGACCTTCAAGAGCCATGGACACGTTGGTTCCTGTACGGCGACACCGGTACAGGAAAGACGACGGCGGCTGCAACCTTTCCAAGGCCGCTCTTTCTTGTGCCCGTCAACGAGAAGTCCGTGACGGTGCTTGCGGGGTACAACGTCCCGTTTCTGCTGATCAAGGATTGGTCGTCTCCATTCGACGAGACAAATGGTGTTGGCGGGATGAATCCGGTTTTGCAACGCATCGAAACCGAGTATAGACGTGATCCGAATGCGTTTCCGTACGATACCATTGTCGCGGAGGGGCTCACGCACCTTGCGGAGCTCATCAAGGATGAGCTGACGCAGGGGTCGAAAGTGAGCATGGATGTACAGAAGTACGACAAGATAACAAGCTACTTCCGGAACATTCATGCGCGGCTTTCGAATCTCGAGACACATCTAGTGTTTTGCGCGCTGGCTCAGCTGGATGAGAAAACGGAGCGGGGTGATGCGTATCTTTCGAAGAAGGTGCGCGAAGTGATTCCGAGCTCGTGTGATGTCTATGCGTACTTGACGGCCACGGACCGGGGTACGGACAAGAACGGCAATCAGTTGCCCAAAGAGCACAAGATGTATACGCAGTCGCGGGGTCAGTGGAAAGCGCGCTCCCGCTGCAAGCGGCTACCCGCGCTGATTCAGAACTTCAACTTCAACGACATCAAGCACCTGTTGTCGAATGTAATTGATGGTGCGCCGGTGGTGGTCGACACGCCAACGCAAGTCGATGGCGAGCCAGTAGCGGTTGGTGTGTGAGTTTTGCGAGCGGATTGTCCGCTCGGTTGTAAGGGGAGAATGCAATGTCACAACTAGAACTCAACAAGGGCGACAACTTCATTTTTGGTGTCGACGTGTCGGCATCGATGCAGACCACGGATTGCCCCGGCAATACGTCTCGAATCGAATACCTCAAGGAAACGGTGATCGCGTTTGCGACCGAAGCTTCGAAATGGGACGAAGATGGGATCGACGTCATTTCGTTCGGTGCAAACGTGCGCACGGTGAAAGGCGTCACGGCCGAGAAAGCCAAGGAGATCATTGGCGCCTTCAAGGCAATCGAGGGCATGACTGACACCGCAGCGTGCATCCGCGAGGCTTACAAGCTGCACAAGGCCGGTGGTTACCCGCAGACCGTGCTGTTCCTGGCCACTGATGGGGCGCCATCCGACCGCGAGGCCGTGAAGGATGCAATCCGAACGATCGCGTCCGAGCTCAAGGACGAGCACGAGTTTGCGATTTCGATTCTCACGGTCGGTGACATCGGTCCCGATTTGCAGTCATTTCTGATTGAACTCGATGACAATCTCAAGGCGAAGCACGATATCGTTGATGTGAAGCATCTTGAAGCCGTCGACTTCATGGCTGCCTTTGCGGGCGCCCTTCACGACTGAACGAAAGCAGAACGGAGAGTCATCATGGAAAAGATTGCAGTTCGTGCGCCACACCGAGCGGACTTCGCGTTATCGCTTCGCGATATGGTGACTCTCCGTTCTGCGCCACCATTGCTATTCGCTGCAGCAACGTTGTTCTTGCTCACAGGCAATGTGATCGTGTCAGCGCTTGCTGTCACTGTCACTTCATACGCCCATGCGCTCTGGGCGCGGTTGATCGAAGCGAAAGAATCCTCGGGCGTCTAGCGGTAGGATTGGTTCGAATACGGCTCGGGGAACGAAGGGCTCATTGGTATCTTCAGCATGTTGATTTCCTGATCGTCATTGCGTGCTGAATGGCTAGGTCCGATTCCTAGCGGGTCCACCAAAGGTTGAGAGTAGCGATTCCCGATCGTCTAGTGGAAGGACGCCCGCCTCTGACGCGGGCTACGTCGGTTCGAATCCGGCTCGGGAACTAGGGGGGTGTGATGAGAGCGCAAATCAAAGGACCTGTGTCGACGCGAGTACCGATTGAGATCGCTGAAAGCGATCGGCAGTGGTTCTCAACTGAGCGCGCTGCAGCATATCTTGACATGTCGGTCAAGGCGCTTTTGAAGCACGTAGAGCGCGGAAATATTGCCCCTGAGGCGTTCGGTCAGCGAGGCCGCGCACGAAGCCACCGATTCTCACGAGGGACGCTTGACGCGTTCATGCGGCGCGGCAACGCTGCTTGAATTATGGCGAAAACGACCAAATCAAGTGACGGTCTCAAGAAGATTGGCCCCGGAAAGTGGCTCGCACGCATTGTTGGCCCTCGTGACGCAGACGGCAAACGAACAGTCGATACGGATCGGATCATCGAAGCGGATACGAAGATGCAAGCAATGCAACTCCGACAAAAGCTTTACGACGAACTCGTAGGTGACGATTCAGAGTGGACCGTTGAACAAACGGTCGCGGCTTGGTTGCCTACGGTGCACATCGGTTCACTGCCAGTTCGTACGACGCACATCAATCGTTTCAAGTTGCGTTTCGGTGGGCGGCGTTTGAGTGCTGTGGCGCCTGTTGAAATTCAGCGTTGGCTTGCTGAGTTGGACTGTGGCGACACTACAGCGAACGCACATCGCGGTTCCGTTTTGGCGCTGTACAAATTTGCACGCCGTCAGGGTCGGCTGGTTGGCAAGAATCCGTTGCTAGAAACTGAAAAACGCGAGACGTCACTGAGCACGGAAGAAGAGCTAGCGGCGCTGCATGCGCCTGTGAAGAGCAATGTGTTGATTGGGGACGCGTTGGTGCGCTTCTTCGAAGCACTCAACGAAGTCAATCCGGATTTGTACCCCGTTGCTAAAACTCAGTTGTTGCTGGGGTGCCGGTGGGCTGAAGTTGCCGCACTTCAGTGGCAGGACATTGACTGGGCGACGGGCGCGGTTTTGATTCGCCGCGGCATTGCGCGTCTGGGCGTTAGCGTCCCCAAAGCGCGGCGAAAGCGTGTCGCGGCGTTGGGGCCTATGGGGATTGCGTTCTTGCGGGGGCATTGCGCGGTCATGGAACAACGCAAGTGGCCTGGCTGGGATGTGTGGGTGTTTCCGCGGCCTGTCACAGGCCACCCCCGGCCAAAAGACACGTGGGCGTACAACACGGTGCACACAGCAGTTGCAGCCGCCCTGGCGGCTGCCCAAATCGACATTGCGAAGAACACGCACGCCTTTCGCCACACCTACGTCACGCTCTCGCGCGCGCTCAACAGCGACGATGTGATGCGGGCTTCGGTCGGCCATTCGGGGGCGGGGTTGACCGAGACGTACACCGACGACAGCCATCGCGTGGCGGAGGTCGTGTCGTTGGCAGAGGCCTTCGAAGCGCGGCTTCAAAACGCCGGTGGGGGTTTTGGTGGGGTTGGTTCAGAGAAAAGCCTGAAAAACAGGGATAAACGAACGAAGGTGTAGATCTCCTGGATCTACAGAGTGGGGATCTGAGGGGACACCTGTCGTGTTTTTGCTGAGGAAAATGCGACAGGTCTAGACAGGGATCGCCGGGTTTCTCCACCGCTGGTGGGGGAACTGGTGGGGGAAAGCTCCAGGCCGTGCACGCGTACGGCCTGTGGGCCCGCTGGGAAAGTTCTGCGCTGCGCATGTCGCGGCGTTGGGGGAGCTCGAGCGCTTGGTGCGCCCGGCTTCGATTTGGGGAACGCCAATCGAGGGGACGATTATGCCGAGACTGAATTACACCGTACGTGAATCGAGCGGCTTCGAGGTGTGGCCGAAGGGCCCGTACAACATGCGGATCCTCAAGGTCGATAGTGGGGTCTCGAAAGAGAAGAACAACCCGCAGGTCATTCTGAAAATGGAGTGCATCGACGGGCCGTACGAGGCCAAAAAAAAGACGTGGTGGATCACGATCAGCGAGAAGAGCGGTTTCGACCTCGGGCCCGTTCTCGAAGCTGCGATCCCGGGCCTGTACGAAGCCGTGCAGGCCGAGTCCGATTCGGATGGCAACAAGCGCATTTCGTACGCGTTCGACACCGATGATCTGATCGACAAGATCATCACCGTCGATATGGACATTCGCCGGGACGACAAGGGCAACGAGCAAAACAACTGCCGCGCGCGGCCGTACGAGCCCGGCGGTGTTGTTGCGGCCGCAACCAACAATGGCGGCGTCGAGCCGGCCAAGGACGCCCAGCCACAGGAGCGCCAGGCAACCGAGCGTCGGCGAGCGAGCGCCTAATGGGCTCCGGGGACGACAAGCCAACGGGCGAAGGGCAAACGGGCGAGCCGATCACCGATCAACCGTCGGGTGTCGTCCCGCTTCTCACGCCCGAGCAAATGATGGAGATCTTGCAGCAGCAGTACGCTGTGATCTCCGCTGAAGTATTCGGGGTCCTAAAAGTACTCGCGCCGCATCTTTCAGACGATGAGGCGGCAGCGATCGCGCAGCATGTCACGCACGAACAGCTGGATCAGAAACAGATCCCCATGATCGTGCGTTCGATGATCAATCCGGACGATGTTGCAAAGCATCCGACGATGCACCTTTACGTGCACGACGCGAAATTCAAGATCGAGATGAAGGCGCCAAAGCGTTTGGAGAACATCAAAGATCCGCGTGCAGCTGCGCAGAGTGCTGTGATGCTTGCCTTCCTACTCGCGCCGGGGGCGCGCGCTGTCCTGCGCGCATTCGGCTTCAAGTACAACCTCGCACAATCGCAGACGCCCGCGGGCGGACGCGTAATCTTGTCGTCATGATTCGACGCCGAAGACAGTTCGTAACACGTACCGTCCGCATTCAAATGCGTACGATGTTGCGTTGGATCACTGAGTTCGAACAAAACGCAAAGGAACTCGCCGGTGGTTTCCATCCCGATTCGCGTGAAGAAATCCGGGAGACTGCAGCCACACGTGCAGCTGTCCTTCGGTATGTTGTCAAAAGTCGGACACGCGAACTACCCAAGGGTGAAGTGAAGGTCCGAGTCAAACTGGACTGAGGGGATCAAAATGCCTGAGCTCGAAATGCGTCGCGGCGTTGTCGCGCGTTGGCGGATTCAACCGCGCGAAAACGAACGTTTTGGCGTGCTGCTGCTAGAAAATGACAGCACACCCTATGCGGGGGCCTTCCCAAGCGTTGAACGTGGCGATGAGCTTGCGATGTTCGCGTTTCTGAGCGATCACGCCAAGTACGGGGCGCAGTACAAGGTTCAAAAGGTCGTCCTGCACATTCCGGGGAAGATGAACCTCGTGAATTGGCTGTTGTTGCGGCTTCCCAACATCGGGCCTGTGCGTGCACGGGCGATCAAAGAGCAGTTCGGCGAGATGATCTGGCAAGTTCTGGAGTCAGACCCACGGCAGCTCACGACGATCGATGGGATTACCGACGAACGTGCTGACAAGCTTGCGGAGATCTACAATCAGGAGAAGAAAGGTATCGATGTCTTCCTTTCGCTCTTGCAGCTCGGTGTTGATCCCAAGACGCTGATCACACTCATCAAGAAAGACATCCACATTTGGCAGCTGCAAGCTTGGCTCGATACCGATGTCTACCAGCTCGCAGCACAAGGTCTGCTCCGCTTCGATGAGGTCGATTCTATTGGTGAGGCGAAGCAAATCGACAAGGAAGATGCGCGCCGTGTCTGTGGGGCTGTTGTGTCGATCCTTCGCGACCGTCGCAAGGACGGTCACACGGCGACGCCATACAACGTTCTGCGTATTGAGGCACGCCGGTTGTTGAAGGTTTCTGACTCAGTCATCGACTTGGGGATCAACAAGGCACCTGAGCTCCCGTTCCCTGCGCACTTCGCATTCTTCGGACAGCAAGTGCAGTGGGTTGAGCACGCCGAAGCGGACATGGTCTTTGGGCAGGCGCTTGGTGTTCGACAGGCGAGCGCAGCATGAAACTGCCGAATCCGGATCCTGAGCATAACTGTCCATACGCGCCTAGCGAAGACTGGCGTATGTTGGCTCGAAAATACATTCAGATATTTGTACGCACGGATGGCGTACCAACATCTGCCTACATGGTGCTGCACTTTCATGCGGCAGTCGCTGTGAACATCAATTGGTGTCCGTTCTGTGGTCAGAACTTCAAGCAATGACCAATTGGCCCGAAGAAGCGTCCGATCGCAGGCTTGCCGGGTTTCTGATCATGGTGGTCGTGACATTGATTCTCGTACTCACGGAGTGAGTAGGATGAGTACCTGTCTACATTCTGATCCAGTCAAGCGGTATGGTGTTGAGTGGTGCCCGACATGCGGGGCAATTCGTAAAGTTGCCGGTCCATGTGCGGGTTCTTGGCATTATTCAGAAGCGTGTCCTGAAGTTGCTTCACCGCATACGTGCGAAGATTTTGTCTGGAATGCACCGAGCAATTCTTGGCGCTGTATCGAATGTAGAAAGCCGTACGTAAGGGGGTATGGGGAACATGACCAGCCTGAACTTGGAACAGACGATGGGGGCTGAGTCGATCTGCGAAGCGCAGGCGACTCTGGTGTGTGGTGCGGCGGGCTCGGGCAAGACGACCTTGCTCAAGGCGGCAATCGAAATGCTCGAGAAGGCAGGGAAGCGGTACATCTTGCTTGCGCCGACGGGGAAGGCAGCCCTGCGTATGCGTGCGTCAACACGCCGCCCGGCAAACACTATTCACAAAGTGCTGTTCGCGCACAACTGCGACACGGTGTTTGCCAATGTCGATGTGATCATCGTCGATGAAGCCTCTATGGTCGATGCTGAGCTCATGGGCGCACTCAGCAAGAAAGCGCTGATGTACGGGTGTCGCATCGCGCTTGTCGGAGATCCAAATCAGCTTCCGCCTGTTGGTCCAGGAAAGCCGTTTGAGGACGTCCTTCTTGCGACACCTGAAGGTGTTTCGAAAATCGCGCTGCGGACGATCTACCGGCAGCAAGGTGATTCGTGGGTCTTGGACAATGCGCACAAGATTCTCGACGGTGAAATGGTTAGTTTGACGAACACACATGATTTCCGGTTCATCGAAACTGAGGAAGAAATCACAGGCGAAACGTTGGAGTATCTCGGGCGTATGTGGGAATCCGGCGATCATCCATCGACGTTTCAGGTGATTTCTCCGCAGCGGGTCGACAATCGTTCGTACGATACCGGTGCAACGACTGAACGCATCAACGATGCCGTACAAAAGGGGACGACTCCGGATGGTCCGGGTGTGTTCGAGTTCGAATGGGGTCGTAAGTTCCGGACAGGCGACCGGGTCATTCAGACAACGAACAACTACCGGATTGGGATCGTCAACGGCCAGCAAGGTGTGATTGTTGCCGCGGATCTCGACGGCGTTCGTGTAAGGTTCGACGAAGCTGTGGAGGAAGATGCAATTGTCCTCTACAGCATTGTGTCGAGTGAATGTCCACACCCGCGGGAGTTGGACCTCGCCTACGCGATTACGGTCCACAGATCTCAGGGTTCACAATGGAACAATGTGTTGTTCATTGCGGACCGTCGCCACACACGAATGCTGCAACGACGGCTTTTCTACACCGCGATTACGCGTACCGAGAAGCATTTGACGATCGTCGGCTCCCGGGAAGCGGTTGAGCGCGCGATCAAGACGAACATGCCGAACGAGCGGCGGACGCTGTTGCAAGAAAAGCTGTTGGGTAAAATCGGGTGGGTTGGGGAGGCGCGGATATGACTACGGAACTGCAACACAATGGGTACTCAGCAGTCATTCGTGCTGATTCCACGAATGAAGCTTGGAAGCGTTTGACCACCATGGAGATCACCTATCCCCGTTTTGTGCATTCAGAGCTTCTCACACATCGTGTGCTTTCTCGGAACTCGGCGAGCTCGCGGGCTATCCCTGTCGCAAAGATGCTGGATCGCGTAGAAAGTAATCCCGTGATGCCTGTCTGGTGGGGGCGGAATCAGTCCGGCATGCAGGCGAACGAAGAACTCAGCGAAAATGAAAAGGCGCGCGCTGTTGCACGATGGCTGGCAGCCCGTGACAGCGCACTGCAACACGCACGTGAGCTCGCGGCGATTGGTGCACACAAGCAGATCGTCAATCGACTTTTAGAACCTTGGATGTGGATTACGGTGATCGTCAGTGCCACAGACTGGGCGAATTTTTTTGCGCTTCGTTGTCATCCCGATGCGCAGCCTGAGCTTCGCAAGATTGCTGATATGATGTGGCACGCATACAACATTAGTACGCCGCCACGTCGTCTTCAGGATGGCGAATGGCACCTCCCGTATCTCGAAGATCGTGCGGAGATTCCAGAGAACATGTGGCAGGCGGTTTCTACGGGTCGTTGTGCACGCGTTTCGTACCTCACGCATGACGGGAAGCGTGATCTCTCAGCGGACGTCGCGCTGCACGACAAGTTGAAAGCGCAGGAGCCGGGCCACTGGTCGCCGTTCGAGCACGTCGCAATGGCGGACAGCACAACACAGCGATGTCGAAATTTCCGTGGGTTCATTCAGTACCGCGCGATTCTCGATACAACCAGTGTTCAGGATTAGGTGAAGAACATGAGCGTTCGTGGCAAAGTCGAGAAAGTCGAACCGTTCAGCCGCGAATTTGAAAGTGGCCTAGTACTACCCGCTTCGCAGCGAGGTCGGCGGCATACGCGAAAGCACACGCACTACTTCAAGAACGTAGAGCCCTATGGCGAAATCGATGTCTATCGCGTTCTGAGTCTGTTCGAGGTAACCGACCCAGCATTGCAACACGCAATCAAGAAGCTGTTGGTCGCAGGTGGTCGCGGCGCCGGTAAGGACATCAGTCAGGACGTTCAAGAGGCGATCGACACGTTGGAGCGCTGGAAAGAAATGCGCGCAGAAGATGGCCAGACAGGGGAAATTTGAACGTCGCGCGTTGCTGCACAAACGCATCGCAGTACTTGCGAAACGGGCAGCTCGGTTGTTTTCGGAGTTCAAGGCGGTTGAACAGGCTCGAGTGGCTGCAGTACGTGAACTGGAGAGGTTAGAACGTGTCTCAGCTTCTGAAGATTCAACCGGTCCTTGACGCATTTTCTGAGTGCAACCGTTGTGAGCTCGCCAAGCAGAAGGTTCAAAAGCAGACATGCTACGCGAGCATCCCGAAAAAGCCTTTCAACGGCCTGATGATCGTCGGGGAAGGTCCCGGACGCAACGAGGTCGTTGAAGGACGGCCCTTCGTAGGTCGCTCGGGGCAGCTTCTGCGTGCTCTGTGCGACGCAGAAGGGCTCGACCTTGACGCCACGTATGTTTCCAACGCCACGCTGTGCCGGCCTGAAGGAACGGATTCAGGACCACTCTACGAGCGGTATCCGACTGCCATTCACGCCTGTCTGCCGCGGTTGGAGGAAGAGATTGCTCGGGTACAACCACGGGTGATTCTCGCCCTTGGTGCGGCTGCCATGGCCGCAGTCACTGGGGAAGAAGAGAAATTCATCAAGCGCGAGCCGTTCGCTTGCGATCACTGCAAACCGGCGGAGGACCGCAAGGTCGATGGAATTCAATGCTCGAAAGGCGACTGCAAACACGTTTGGGAAATCCCCTACGAGGGTGATACGGCCTTCTGGGAGACGAATCGGCCTAGCCAGTGTCCGAAGTGCACTGCGACCTGGAAGCGCCTGAAGATCCGTCGTGTCGCGTGTCCAAAGTGTCTCGGGCGGAAGATTCGTGCAGTTGAGGCCGTGCGCTTCGATTGGGAATACAACCTTACGGAAATCGCCGGTGCGATTATCCCAGCCGAGAAATACGGTTGGGACAAGTTCGGCGTGAAGTACGTAATTGCGACGTACCACCCATCGTTCTTACTTCACGCCGCGAACTCCGAAGGCTCGGGCGAAAAGAAGGTCATGGCGGGGCAGTTCGCGGCAAAAGCCGTGCAGCGACACATTCGTAAGGCGAAAGTGTTGCTTACGGAGGATCGCGGTTGGGCGTTCGAGTTCGAAGTCACCTCGAACCAGGATGCTGATGCGGCAGCGCACCTTCACGAGTACATCTTCGATGGTTGGGAACTCAGCTCGCCGTTCACATCGGACGGCCCGAATCAATCTCCCGGGTGCGATTACAATTTCTCTGCGGACATCGAAACGGAAGCGTGGGGGGCGATCTATCACTGTCGGAAATGTACCAAAAAAAGCGGGATCGAAAAGCCTGTCGGTCCGGGTGGGTGGGGCCCGAAAGACAAAGCCGCACTCTGGGTTCGTCTGCATGCGGAGATTCTTGATCATGGTTGGTGTAAGGAGTGCAATGAACACACCACGCAAGATGCACAACTTGGCGAACTGGATGCGCGCGAGATCGAGAACGTTTCGAATATCAAGGTCATTGGATTTGCTTCGCGGAAGCGTGGTCATGCGCTCGTTGTGGATACTCGGTGGATCGCCGAGTCACCGACCCTTAAGGGCATGTTGGGTGATGTCCTTTCGGACGCCAGAATCCCTAAGACCTTTCAGAATGGTAGCTACGACATCACGGTAATCCGCAAGCTGTGGGGGATCAAAGTCGCGGGCTACACCGACGATACGCTGAATGCACATCACGTTGCGTGTCCAGATGAATCACACGGTCTTTCGCACCTTGCGTTCAAATACACCTACGCGCGTGTCTGGAAACCGCCGAAGAAGCTCAAAGGACGGCTCGCTCACGAGTCCTTCGAAGATCTGTGTCTCTACAACGCCCGCGACTGTGTTGTCACAGATGAAGTGCGTGAAGCACTCGCTGCGGAACGTATTCGCAAGGGAAACTCGGAGAACGTCTACCGTCTTGACATGAAGCTGCAGAATCAGGCTCTTGCGATGCAGTGGAATGGGATGGGCATCGATATGGATGTCGCTCGAGAGGTCGGACGCAAAGCGATCGGACAACGCAACGAGGGTCTTTCGATGATGCGCGAGATTGCGCGCAACGATCAGTTCAACCCGAACAACCCGGAACAGCTCCGGCATGTACTGTTTGATCAGCTGGGTCAGCCTGTGATTGCTTGGACGACTGGTGGAAAGGACGGCAAGAATAAAAAGGCTTCCACGGCCAAGGAAGTCATTCTGCGGCTCGACGACACGCCCTTCAAGCGGGCATTGCTGCTCTACAAAGACGGCTACGACATCCTGAAGCAGTACTTTGACATCTCCCGTGGTGTTGCGATCCCGGGCCGCAATATCCGCATTTGGGGCGATGGCCGCATGCACGCCTCGTGGCAGCCCTTTGGAACGCGCACAGGTCGCTTCTCGAGCTCGCCGAACTTCCAGAACTGGCCTGGTTGGATGCGCAAGATGATCGTCGCCCCGAAGGGCCGCAAGATTGTCGGCGCGGACTACGATCAGCTCGAGCTGCGTATCGTCGCTGCACTTGCGAACGATCCAGTGCTGATCAAGATGTGTCTCAATGCAGACGACAAGCGCAAGCTCGAGCCCGAATGGGATCCACACAGTTTCGTCGCGCAGCTCGCGTTCGGAGACACCTACACGCGCTTGGAGCTCAAGGATCCGAAGCACAACCCTGCGAAAGAAGTTCGCTGCAAGTGCGAGACATGCACGCGCAAAGCCTACCGGGACATCTGCAAACGGGTGATCTATGGTTTGAACTACGGGGCCGGAGAGCAGACTGTCCTTGAGGCAATCTATAACGGTGGCTACTACGGTCCTCCGCTCAAACTTGAAATGCTCGTACGGATCAAGCACGCGATCTACAAAGCCTTCGCGCGCATTCCAGAATGGCGCGAGGAGACCTACCGCAAAGCTGTCCAAGATCAGGCGATCTTTTCGGCGATCATGAAACGTTGGCGTACGTTCCCGCTCGGGGATGTTTCCATGACCGAGATTTCGAACTACCCAATTCAATCGTCCGGTGCTGACATCATGAACATTCGCAATACACTATTCTACGAGGAGCTCGCACACGCGATCGATCCGACTTCGATGTTTCTCGCCCAGGTGCATGACGCCGTGTACTATGAGGTTGATGAAGACCGGGCGGAGCAGTTTCAGGCGAAGCTGACCGAAACGCTCACGTGGGAGACCGAGCTTGTTCCTGGCGGTCAGAAAATGCTCTATTCTGCCGGCGCGCAGATCTCGGATAACTGGAAGGAAGCCGCATGATTGAACCTTCCAATATTCTGTTTGAAAGAGTGCTGTCTTGCGGCTTGCGGCTTTGTGTAGTTGCTATGAACGGTGGCGGGGGTATTCACAGGGATGAGTTCATGTGGGTTGTGGAAACAAATGGGCGCCCGGTCTATCGCGGTTTCCACAAAGATTCCTCCGTTGCGTATCGTCTGATGCGTGTACATGCGGCAAGGGTTCTGAATTTGAGTGTGGAGGAATTGGATGAGTTGGGTGGTGGCGCGCGAATCCAGGAGGAAACAATGAAGCCTCAAGTATCAATGCCCGTGCAGTACTTTAGTCAGCGGACACTCGCCGCGGACAAAAAACGGCTGCCAGAGCCGGTGAAAGTAGGACCTCTACCTGCGCTCGTGTCGAAAGTGCACGACGTGGAAACGGTCAACCTGGTTGTGTTCTTGCCGACGGGTCGACATTTCATCGCGACAGACGTCACGCTCAGTCCAACCACACCCGTGCAGCACTATTGGCAGGCGATTGAATTCGGGGGTGTGTATGCCGGGGACGAGTGAAGGCTACGAGCCTACGGGCTTGGAGCCGAATAGCGCAGTCTCGCGATTGGACCTAGATCCATCACGGTTCGATCACCAGACGGCCGAGATCTTTCTTGCGCGCCTCAATCGCGTGCTCGAACTTCCAGAAACGACAGTGCTGGAGAAATCGCTAGACCAAATTCGGCTACTACGTGCGCAACGCGACAATGCGGTAACAGCTTTGCGGTCCGCTTGGGCCTATGTGCACCAACGTTTTCAGGGCTTGAAGTGCGGAGCCCAAGGCACTTGGGCGCAAGCCTACGATGAGATCACTACGCATATCGGTGAACTGCAAGCCACTGTCGCCAATCTGAAGAGTCGGCGTGATGGTGTCGGCTTAAAGATGACTGATCGAGCTGAGTGGCTCGAGCTTGTGCCTTCACTGGTGGAACGTATCAAGCGTCTGGAGGACGTTGTGTTTCCGCCTGTCGAACAGGGGTTGTAGTCCGGTGCCTAATCCCAACCGAACACCACATGTGCAGTTCCGGCTTGATGTTGAAACGTTTGCGTTGGTGCAACAGCGTGTAACGGAGCTCCGTTCGCAGGGAACGCTTACGACGGTGAATTTGTACTGTCGCGGGCTATTCCTTTCTGCATTGGGGCAATCGAAAGACCTCGCCTTCGCAGATGAAATTGCGCTCATGGCCCATGCGTCAAAGCACCGTGTTGCGCGGCTCATCGGGGAGCTTCTGGAAGAGCACATGGAGACCATCGTCCAGGCCGCTCTTACCGAGCCTGACGACGGGTGATAGACTGTTCGGGTGGATCCGGCCGTCATTGCCTCTATCGATACGATCTTGAAAGGGGCCGGCTTTGTCGGGGTAGTCGCACTGGCCTTCGGCTGGACCGCCTACAAGCTCTACAATCGTCTGCAGGTGATCCAAGACAAGCGCGTGGAAGACGCGCAGAAGTATGCGGATAGTATGGCGCAGGCCACATCGACGATCAAAGAGCTCACTGCAGCGGTAAACCGCATCGCGGACATGTGGGACGGGAAGAGCCGTTGAGGTCGCTGATGCCGAAGAAACATCGCGATGACGAAGTCACACAACAGATACGTGTTGGCCGTGAAGCGCTGGACGAGGCGTTGCGCGAAAGCGAAGCGGCAGCACGACGCATTCAGAGTTCTGTTCCGCCTGGCGCGCCCGAGAACGGCACGGAAGAAAGCGATTGCGAAAGAGAGCGAGAGACCAAGCCATGACGGCTTTGGCAGCCAAGTCTTCGAGTAAGGGGTAGACACCATGTTTCTGCAAACAGGTCTCGGGCTCGCGCGGAACCAGTGGGACAACAATTTTCGCGCGTTCGATCCGAACGGGTACCAGCTGCGACGTGTCGCTGATCTCCCTTGGATGGACTTTCGAGAAGGGGACTGGACGCTCAGTAGCGCGGAGCTCCCGCAAGAGCTGTGGAAGAAGTGGATCGTGGTTCCTGACGCGCAAAAGGAGAACCACCCCGGCTATCAAACGGGTCTCGATTGCTACTATTGGGGCTTCCGGCCACCCGATGTCGCGGATCCGGTGCTTTTTGGCGTACGGAACAAGTTTGGCATTGGTGGACTGCCGGGCTCATTCAAGGTCTGCACGTTCCGCATGCCTGACAAGGCATGTCCGGACGTTTCTTGTCCAGTGCCGCGTCCATGTCCCGTTCCTGCGCCGTGCCCTGTTCCTGCGCCATGTCCGACGTGCCCCACGTGTCCCGCGCCGCAGACCCTTGCACCTGCAAAGTATGGTGTGAATGTTGGTTTGCTTGTCGCTGCGGGCCTGACTGCGGGTGTCGGCTATTACGGCTACAAAAAGGGTTGGTTCAAGCGCAGGAGTTGACGTTTTGAAGTGAAAGGTTGACTGCAAGCGTGATAGTAAACACGCATGGCGTTGATCTGGAACGGCGAAGCCATCCCGGCCACGTGCTTTTCCTGCATTTCGGACATCCGAAAGGACGGGGAAGTATGAAAAAGGGTGAACTGATCTTCACGGGGCCTGTCGTTTGCGACTGGGTTGCCTGTCGTTGTGGCGGCCGCATGTGCGTATACGAAACGGCGATCGTGCATTCGCAACCGTACTGTCAACAGTTTGAAAACATGGAGCCACGCGATTATGTCCGATGGGTGCGTATCGGCTATCAGGCCGTCATTCCGAAGCAAGAGTGTTGATTACGCTCCGCTGTTCGATTGGGTGGCAGACTGTCTTGCGGTAGCTACGCCGCAGAATGTCTGTCGTGTGCTGCGAGTTGTAGACGACAACGGATATATCCGCCGTTTTGGCGCCTACATTCCACAGCGGTACGAGTCTACTTGCCGGCAGTTTCGACGCTTGAGTGAGCTCGAACAAGATCGTCAGGCTCAAATGTGGTTCGAGAACATCGAACCCGGATTTCTGGCCCTAGGAACGCACCAATGAGAATCTGCGCGAAAAATCCATTCTACAAGGACGTCATTAGGGCAGTGCGTGAAGCGTTGCCTGCGCTCGACTACAACGATGCTGCTGATATTGCAGATGGCAACGTTGAGATCGACGAAGTGCGCGCCGAACAGATTCTGGCGAAGATGCCGGATCCCGATGAGCTTTGCGAGCTGGTATGAGGTGCGAACACCATCAGTGCGAACTGTCGACACCAACGGGTGTCGACGAATGGCGCTTGCCCGATTCGCCTGAACACCCGAGTGGTGTGTTGGTGCAGTGGTGTCCGTTCTGTGGCGCTATCCGCGAGATTTGCGGTACTGAAATTGGATTCTGGCGCAAACCGTTGAACAAATGTCTCTGATTGGGCTATGTCATGACTGTTCCGTTTTTACGCTGGGTTGGAGGCAAGGCAAAGTTGTTGCCGTCGTTGGTGTCGCTATTGCCGCCAAACTACGCGACACGTCGCTACGTAGAGCCTTTCGTGGGAGGTGGGGCGCTCTTCTTCCACCTCCAGCCCAAAGAGGCCTTGCTGTCAGATTTGAACCAAGATCTGATTCACACGTACGCAGCGGTACGTGATCACCCGGACACGCTCATTGCGGAGCTGGATGCATTCAACACCGCGCACAAGCATCACGGGGATGGGCACTACTACTACGTACGGGACCGTTTCAACGCCCGCTACGGCACCTGGTTGAATCGCGCGGCACAGTTCATCTACTTGAATAAGTGTTCGTTCAATGGCGTCTGGCGAGTCAATTTGAAGGGTGAGTACAACGTTCCAGCGGGAAAGTTCAAATCAGGTCCGAACATCGTGAATGAAGAGACTGTGCGTGCAGCCAGTGCGGTCCTGCACAATACAGAGCTAATTCACGGTGATTTTGAGGCGTTGCTTGTCGAGGCATGGGAAGGCGACTTCGTCTACCTCGATCCGCCCTATGTTCCGTTGTCGGAATCTGCTGATTTCACGACCTATACTGCTGGCGGTTTCGACATCGAAGATCAGAAGCGTCTTGCGGAGGTTTACCGGAAACTGCACGAGCGCGGATGCATGCTGATGCTTTCCAACAGCAGTACGGAGATCGTCCGCGAGCTCTATCGTGGTTTCCACATCACGGAAGTCTCGGCCCTGCGTTCGATCAACTCAGACATTGCTGGACGTGGTCTGGTTACGGAGCTCGTGATTCGCAACTACGATTTGGCCGAGCGTGTCGAAACAGCTGCGTAGTGGGCAAGAAGGGCAAAAGTTGGCGTCGTGCCCGGGACAGCGACTCTCGGCGAAAGCGCCTTCGTTTGCTGTTTCAACGCTACAACGGCCGGTGCGCGATTTGTGGATGCCAGTGCGTGATTGACACTTTTGCGGTCGATCCGTGCAAAGCGACTGTCGATCACATCATTCCGTACGCACTAGGTGGTGAAGATCGTCAGCATAACTGGCAACTTGCTTGTTTCGCATGTAACAACCGTAAAGGTGCACAATTGGAGGTCCGCTGAATAAATCTGTTGTTAGCGTGGTCGATGGGGGCGTGTGACATCGGCCCTTGAGAGCACTGCACGACCTTCCGCCGTCGTTTCGAGCTCGAGCATGATGATCTCACGTTGCGCTTCTACGCCGGCCTGATACGCGTGTGTGAATAGTCTGCGGAGTAGCGATTTCAGCATATCGGGCATTCGGAGACCGATATGTTCAAAACGCGTTTCGGCGCTCACCAAGATACCCTCCACGTCTCGAATTGCCCGGTCGATTGTAGGACGTGGGAGCACCCCGTGATCTTAGGCACACCGGCGGTGTTCAGCGTATGTCTTCCGGGGGCGTAGCCCAAGTGGGGGAGGCGTACTGTGTCAGCGCGCGGCCAGCGCTCGACGTAGCTTTACACGCTGTACCTTGCCTGTAAAATCTTCTTTGGTCGGCTTTTCCTTGTGGAAACCCCACCAGACCAGGCCGCTAAGAGCAGCGACACCGACACTCAGCCCGACCCAGAATTTCGGTGAGTTCACGAAACCCTTGGTGGGCGTGAGCGCAGCACGAACTTGACTGAGTACGGGGGGTGGTGGGGTCTCAACTAGTTCCAATTCTGCGCCCGTTTTGTGCATCACGTCCGCTTCGAATGCGACAAGTTGTTGTCCGAACTCGACGATGTTGGGCTGTACTTCGAGAAACACTCGATCGTCGGTGTGTGCACGCAGCAACTTCATTGCAAGGGCGTTCGCGGTATTCTGCAGTTCGGTGAGCCGCGTACGGATTGGATCTGCAGCTTCTTTCGGCAGACCTGCTTGCTCTACGAGCTCTGACAGATCTTTCAGCACATTGAGCGAAGCGTGAATGCGATTGCTGAGTGTTGTAGGCGTATTTTCGTCAAGCCGCGCAAGTGTGTTCGTGTCTGCGGCCGTTGTGGGTGCGCGGGTCTGTCCGAATGCGCCGTAAATCACGTTGCTTTGCATAACGCCTCCGTGTGGATGGTATCATAGGCGCCTGTGCCCGTAACTCTGCCGAAAGCGTCTGAGCTTGCGTCGATCGAAAGCGGCGCAGGGACTACGTACCGTCTTACTCCTACAGACGCCGAGTGGGCAATTCGCATGGCGGTCTACGAAGGGTCCGATCCGACGGCTGTGCTCTGGGTGATGGCCCAGCGCTGGGTCTTGTTTCAGCTCCAAGGCGTCGGGTATACCAAGTTCGCGACGCTGCTCCGGCAGTTCTCCCAGCCGATCAACCCCAAATGGGCTGCAGACGGCGAGTTTTGCAAGCCCGGCGGCCGCTACCACGGCAAGCCCCCCTGCAGCGAGGACAAGCTCGTTCGGCGCGCTCGAGCGCAGACCGAGCCCCTCTCGGCGACGATTGCGCGCTCGCCCGAGCTCGCCGGCGCGGCCGTTCTTTGGCTCCAAGGCCTTGCGCCGAACCCGGTCCCGCGCGCGACCGACTTCGCCCAAGAGCCCGTTGCGGAAGGTTTCCTCGAAGATCACCCCGAGGCCGAAGCCATCCTGCGTGAGCCCGCCAAGAGCTGCCCGAGCTGCAACGTCATGATCGTCACGGCGGACACCCGCCGTTGGCCTGTGAACTACGTGTGGATGCGCGCTCCAAGTGGCGCAATCGCCGACGCTAGCGGCGGGGGGCGTGCTGGGGACAGGTTCGCCAAGGGCTTCGCAGAGGGGCTCGCGCGCTGGTGGAAATTCGGTTGAGTATGGAAATCAAGCTTGGTCGAACGACTTGGAATGCGAAAGTGCTTGCGGACGTCGTGCACTATGGTGCGTGTCATGCTGTTCGCTTTCACGACAAAGCGTACATCTTTTCAGTCTGGGAACTGCTCTACGAGCAAGGCATGATCAAGGGTAGTTTCACTTCGTTCCAGAATGCGCTGCTTGACCTGCACAAGCACGATTTCATCACACTCTCACGTGCAGACCTTGTTGCAGCCATGGATCCAGATCTTCTACAAAAGTCGGTCACGCTTCATCCAACAGGACGCGCGGAATTCCATTTTGTGGCAGCACGCTGTTGAGAGTCGGGAAAGACGCAAAATGAAACTCCGAAGCAAAAAGCTGACGAAGGGCCAAAAAGCGCTCAAATACGCCGGAATCGCTTTCGGTGCGAGCGCAGTGCTGATCACCATTCGTGAGACGTACCTTGCGTTCGGTGCACGACGTGAGCGGCGGAGATCTGTCTACGAACAGGCGTACAAGCGCTCCAAGGAGCTCGGTGTGCCGTTGATCGTACTCGGCGATCCTGACGCGGGGCTCATGAATCACATGCTCGGCCGGCAGTGGCAATGCGGTGTCGCGCAGAACGACGTGATCTGCATCGACCCGAAAGGCTGCGGTCTGTGCCCGTCGCAGGTGCAAGGCTGGCCGGAAGACGTTCTGACGCAGTTCAAGCCACACAGTGCGGTGATCTACGATCCCGGTGCGTTTGCAATGGCCAACGACGGTGTGAAACTCGCACAGGAAATGCAGCGTGTTGCGCTGCAAGGCGAAGTCTACATGGCAGACGTCGAGCCCTGGTCTGTCGCGGCATTCTTCGAGCCGGCACGCAAACGTCGTGTGCTGGTGGAGCCTCAAGTCAGCCCAACGCGTACTCTGAGCTGGAAGCCGACGTGGTTCCGCAAAGAACCGACTTCTGCTTCGCGTGCGGAGCAAGCAATTGCGTTGAAAGGTCTTGGGTCGGGTGTTTTGGCGATGAGCGTTCCACGGGGAACTTTCGGCACGATGGCGTATCCACCTATTCGTTGAGGCGCGTGATGGAAAAAATCAACTACGCCGTGGCACGTGTGAATCCGTGTTGGGCCCAGACATGAGTCAGCACGTCTACTTCAGGTGCGACCTTTGCAAAGAGACAATGGAGCCTGCTGACATGAGCAAAGTGACGGTGGAGTTACGTTGCTTTGAAATCTGCCGGAAGTGCGTTTCTACTGTCTCGGTGCGATACTTGGTGGAAAGCGCCAATACCGATTTCAAGAAGAGCCCGCCCGATCCCAAAAAGAAGTGAGTGCGTAATGTGGGAAATCCTTGGCGCCGCGAACATTCTTCTTGCGCTGGTGAACGCGTACTGTCTGTCTGTGCTGATCGTGAACCTGCGACGCGCGGAAGAAGAGAAAAATGTTGATTGAAATCCCGCTGTGGGTTGTGTTTGCCGTCATCGCGAACACGACGCTCGCGCTCACGAAGAGTGTGATCTATCTCTGTGTGTTCAGGAGACTCTAAATCATGAAAAACAACGCAGGATTCTACGTGGGGAGTGCAGTGCTGATTGGCGTTGCCGGATTCATCGCACATCGACTCGGCTATTCGAGCGGCTACACCGATGCGAGCAATCAATACAAAGAGCTCGAACGGCTTGCACAGAACACTGTGCAGACACCCGGCGCGACGGTGGCGGGCATGCGTGGTTTCTGGGGACGGTACTGAGAGCTGCGTGATACGCTTGATCTTGTAGTGCCCCAAGGAGGGGCCGCTGTCCGCCGCGAGTTGCGCGTGTGGACCATACCCGAAATCGGAGGATCGTCATGGCTGCACGTCGTTGTCGCGGGGCAAAGGGTCGTTTCAAGAAGTGCGGGAGTGGTGGAGGCGGGACCCGCCGCAAGCGCGGGAAGAGCAAAGGCCGGTGCCTGCGCTACTCCAAGGGCAAGCGTCGCTGCCTGAAGCGCGGCTGATCGCACTCGGAACGGTCGGACGAGGCGAAAGGAGCAGCCATGGCGAGGAGACGTAAGCGCCGCACGAGCGGCACTGCAGGTACGGCCGGGCTCGGGATGATCCGAGTTCGGGGGACCCTTTGCCGGAGCCGGCGGGGCAAGTTCACCAAGTGCCGCAAGCCGGTGAAGCGCGGCCGCGGGAGCGGCTTCGGCAAGCGGCACGCGGACATTGCCGGTCGAAAGACGGCCGGACGCTGTCTGAAGTGGGGCTCGGGCAAGACGAAGCGCGGGTTTCGCAGGTGCGCTAAGCGCGCTCCGTTGCGCGCGTCGGGTGCGGGCAAGGGCCGCTGTCAGAAGTGGTCCCGCGGGCGCACGCGCTGCATGAAGCGCGCGTAGGGCGTCGTAGACAACGGTGGACGAAGGCGGATCAGAAAACTGATTCGCCTTTTGTAATTCGTCGCGTATTTCATGGGCGGCTGAACTCGTGAAGAAACACGGCGGCGAGTGCGGCGACGATCAGATACACAATTCCGAACCACCAACCGAGACTGAGGTACGCGGCAACGAAACAGCAGTAGATGACGAGGGCTACCTTACGCATGTTCCACGCCCTCTGAAATGGGAACAACAAGGATGCTGTCACGTGCTTCGTTCGGATCGAAATTCTGCAGGACGAACGCTTCTGCCTCAAAATAGGATTCGAACGTCTTGGCACCTGCAAGCTCCTGCAGCCAATTTGCAGACTCGTTGTAGTAGAAGTACGTGCCGTTGACCCAAGCTTGCAACACGTAGGGCGCCTGTTTCACGTTTTCTTCCATATCACGAAGTATGAAGGTAGAGATCTCCCGAAAGATGTCTGCTTGCGCGCGGGCTAGAAGTCGAGGTTGTCCGCGGGAAGCCTCCAACATCAGGTCTGCCCGCGTCAGCTCAACTAGCCGCTTTGGTTCGTGGCCCAGGGGGTCGAGCTGGCGAAGGCGCCGCCTGCAGTAGCGCAAGAGCACGCCGGTTCGGAGGGTCATTCCTCGGGCTCCGGGGGCTCGGATGGCGCAGCCTCCCCGAACGTCGGCACCGGCGGGGGCGCAGGCAATTTGCCCTCAAAAGGCGGTGCAAGACGAGGTCGGATCGTGCTCGGAGGGCCGACCTGTTCGAGCTCGGCCGTGGGCGCAACCGCACGCCGTCGAAGGATCCCTTCGAGCACATCGAAACAGACGTTGAACGCGTGGGTTCCTACGCTCGAGCCGCGCGCGTCGCGGAGGCCACGCATGGAGATGTCGATCGATCGGTACTCCACATGTAGTCCACTTGGACCACTCCACAGTGCACCGAGGGAGATCGCAGAGGCATCGTGGTACGGGGAAGTCACTGCGCGCAGGTCCACGTCAAAGACCTCTGCCGCAAGCTTCTGGAGCTCTTCGAACGTGATACGCGTAGTCGGCGGCGGCATGCGTTCATCGTACCACCCCGGAGCTAGGCTCCATGAAGGGTCTGTAGACGCGTGTCGGACCGTCTTCTGGCTGAATTACCAAGATCACACGTTCGGGGCTTTCCCAGGCGTAGTGACACAACACGTATTTTGCGAAGTCGAATTCGGGAAGGTAGTTAATGCCCGCACCGAGCGTGAGGCATTGTGGATGTTTGTTGCCGCCATAGTGCTCTGCCAACTCCCGAAAGTCGCAATCGCAATGATGCTTCTTGAGCGACTCGTTTAGATGTAAAAGTACTTTGTCTTCATCTTCGGACAAGGAACAAATAAACGTCACACCTGATACCATGCTCATCGCGGCATGGTCCGGATAAAGCCAAAGCGTTCGAGGACTGCAATCAATCCTTCGCTGTGATCGTTGCATAAGACTGATCTGCGCGGATACGTGTGTTCAACTCCTGGTACATGCACCGTCCAACACTGAAAGGGTGCGTCACTGTTGAAGCCGTCTCCGCTGCGAATGGTGCACATCTTCGTGCAACCTTCATGGTCGCATCTATACGTAGAAACGCAGTCACGATCTATGCCCATGATTATCCCTTTCGTACTGTGCGGCGTTCAATGTTGTCATCAAGCGTGCGCGGATGATATGGCGCTGCTCGAGGATAGCATCATTCACTTCAAACTGTGGAACGTCCAAAGCGATGGCCAAACGTGCAACAACCGCCGTAAGTGTCGGCATGTGCATTGTTTCGTCTATTCGGTCAAACAACAGTTTCAGGATGTCGTTCGTTACAGACTGTGTTTGAGCACAGAGTGGATCTTTGCAGTCGCACTGCGGCATATGTACTGACTCTGAAGTGACGGTTCCATCGGGTCGAAAAAACGGAGTGGTCATGATGTGGCCTTTCTGGCTTCGAGCTGATCAGCGACTGCGAACTCACGTGCGACAAACGTGTCGCGGTCCCATGTGGAATCACGTTTCACATGCACCGCAGCGATTGCAAGCGCTTGAGCCCGCCACCAGGCTGCCCACGTCTCGTCAATGGAATCTCCGCGGAGTTCAACTGTTCGATAGACCTCGCGCTGGAGCATGGACGGGACCATGCGCCAACACGTCTTGCACATCAGCCACCGAGGCGGACAGGGAATTTTGCAGCCGATCGCATGGCAATGATGAACTACCGTAGATGACATTTCAGCCCTCGATTCAAACATTGCCGTGGTCTGTTAACGCGAATGCTACGGTTTCCAACGCGCGGTTGAGGTCTTCGACAAAGGTGCTGGCAAAAGCTACTGCCAAACTGCGGAGGTCGGGCAGGCTTGGATCACCTTCAATTTCTTTCTCCGCGATTGTATTACCATCGGCATCAACAATCTGTACCGCAGCTGAATAAGAATTACCTTCTTCGAAGGACATGGCGCATACGCCTTGCAATTGGTACGGCCCGAATGGAATCCAAGTTGAGGAACCATCGGCATGATCGCGCCAAACCGGCTGCTTTGTTGTCGTCATAGTCATTCGCTCCGTACTTCGGGTATCCTTGAAGGCATGCCGTCACTCGTCCTGCGGGGGGACCCGCCCAGCACCTACTGCGCCCTGGCGTTCATCGAAGGGCAACCCCGGGCCGGCTGGCGGTTCCTCGGAGCCACGGCGGTCCGATCCTTGTTCATCTTGCCGGGGCTTGCCTTTGCGGGTGCGCGCGGGTGGGGGTTGGTCAAGGGTTCGTTGTTCGCGTCGATGTCGATCAGCACCGTGCTGCTCCTTTACTACGGCTACCAGCGGGCAAAGTCCTTGGAGACGGGCAAACCCCCACCGTGGGACAACGGTTGGGGGATTGAATCGTTGACTGCGCAAACGCAGGGTGCGCAGACATCAACTGCCGGTTTCCGTGGGCTTCGCGGACTCGCCCGGTAGTGCTTCGCGCTGCTGCTGTTCGTACAGTTCTTCCGCCGCTTCAAGCTGTTCGCCGAACTGCTCGCCCAAGCGTTTGAATGCGACAGCAGAATTTTTGCCGAACGCGGTGGCGTACAGGTGCTGTGCGACAGACTCTGCCTTCCACCCGATTGGGGTGATCAACGCGACATACCCGCCATGCTGACGCCTGATCTCAACTTCAAATCGTAGCGTGCCCTGGCCAGCGCCAATCAAAGGTACGGGTGTCCAGTCTTTCATCCGCTGACCGCCTTTCGTACGATGCGCGCATCGTTCGCTAAATCGGTGTCGAGCTGATCTGCCATGTCGCGAAGGATCGTCGACAGTACGGTGGCAATCGCTGGAATCGTCGGGTTGGATCGAACTGAGTATCCGGATCCGTACTTCCCCCGAAACACGATTACGACTGCGCCGGCAGCGTCCGTTTCTTCGCGGACGTATTCACACAGCTCATCGTATGGAGCCATTGGATCCCCCGATCACCCGTCCCCGCGGAAGTGCGAAAGAAACTACCCTGCGAGCAACGCGGCGCACTCCGCGTAAGCACTGGAGAGTTGGCTAAAGTGCTCCGGATCGGCTCCCGGCCGATCGGGGTGGCGGACTTTGGCGAGTCGCCGAAAGACGGTGTCGAGCTCGTCTCGCGGGACCGGCCAACGCTCGAGCCCTAGCACCTCCGCACACTTTGGCCGCGTAGAGATCGGGTTATCTGCCGCGAGTGTGTGAATCCGAAAACTTTGTTGCATGCGACCAAAGATCTGTGTTGCCTTGGTCCGCTGTACACCGCGCATGTGTCGAATGTTCAACGCGATCGCACGGAAGTTTCCCTGCACTGTATCCCACGCGTCGCAAGCGATCGCGCAGGTCTCTCCACTACTATCGATCCACCAGACGGCCGCCCCGGGATCCAAAGGTTCCTCGGGATTGGTATAGAAGCTCCCGTCTCGGCGGGTGATCATGTCCGACGACAACATCACCTGGACATATCCGTTACTTCGTCTGGTAACAAGCAGACGAAGTTCGGTGATGATGATCTCTCGAGAATCCTCTAAAGGTGCGCGGTACGGTGCACGGGTTCGTTCGTGGACGGTTGTACGCCCCCAGCTCTCCGGCCATTGGAGCGGGTAGGGGCGCTCGGGAAGAGCGCTGCTAATCGACACTGAAAACCCCCCAAAAAATGTGCGGCGACACGGCAACGGGTACCACGTGGTGTTTTTCGGCGCAACAGTAAACACACTGTGGTATTTCGGATCCGAAATGGCGACGCGCCGTGAAAACGCTGCACAAATGTGATGCAGGACAAAGTCTGACGTTAGGAGACATTTCGAAAATGAAACAATGCGCGCACTGCCCGTGGAAGACGTCCACAGATCCGAACAAAGACATCCCAAATGGGTACAACCGACGTCTGCACATTCAGCTGCGACGTACGTTGGCTAAGCCGGGAGAATTAGATTTCAGACTGCGGGCGATGGCTTGTCACGAATCCCCAAAAGGCGCGGAGTATCCGTGCGTCGGCTGGGTGAACCACCAATTGAACGAAGGCAATAACATCGCGTTACGTCTGCTCGCACGAGATGGCCGATTCAAAAATCTACAACTCGACGGCGAACAACACGGCACGTTCGAAGCCACATTGGGGTGAAGAATGCGTTCGCAATTGAGGTGCAAGCACACTGGCGCCAAGGTCTTCGATTGTGAAACTGTCCGCACAGCTCGCAGTCGGTCAGAAGGAAGTCCTGCAGATTGAAATGTGCCTGCAGTGCATCGCACGGATCGGTGCGGTAATCAGTGATTGCGCGGGCGAGAGCCTAATTCAAATTCTGCTGAATGGAGAAAAACACTAGACAGCCTAATTCGAATGCACTATGGAAACCCAAAACCGGCGAGATTTTGATGAACGAACCAAGCAAGTCGAAACGCATAGCGATTGCGGCTGAGTGTATGACCGCATTGACACCCATTCTCGCGAAGTACGCTGGTATGGAAGTTGTCGTGTCTTTCAGCCTGCCACGTGAGAGCGCACCAAACACGTTCGCGACCTGCGTTGCGTCAAATATCACGGACCACGAGTATGCGATCGAGCTGCTCAACAACAGCGCACGGGAAATCAAGGAACAGCTCGTTGTGCGACACGGTGTAGGCCATGACTGCTGATACCGAGCGAGATCGAATTGTGAGGCACCTCGGGTGGTTGGCTACGCAAGCAAAGTCACGCGAAGTGCAAGTCGCGCTTTCGTACGCGATGGCAACGGTGATCCGTGGTGACGCCAGCCTGAAGCAGACGCAGTCGCAACCGGAGCTTCCAAGGGATCTCTTTCATCCCACGACGACGGCTGCACTAATAGAACGTGAGCACCGTGCACTGATCTGGAACATCGCCGCCCGAGCTGTCGGTCTCGGGATCTTCAAGATCACAATGCACGGTGTGGCGTTGGTCATGATCACTCACCGGCATTGTCCGCTGCGGCTTGCTGATTTGCTTGCGGCAGAAGACCATGACTTTGTGCACGATATTGTGGGCATCGCGAAGCACATTGATTGGGACACCGGCAAGTTGGGTGGTGCCTTCCTTCCACGCTTTCGGAGTGTGTAATGGGCGCGAAAGACCCGAAAGTGGACGTTAAAAAGCTCCGCACGTCATTGAAACTCACACGTCCGGCATTTGCGCGGCTCGTTGGTGTTGATTTCCGAACGGTAATCCGTTGGGAAAAAGGCGATGTCGTGCCACAAGGCGCTGCTCTTGCCGTGATGCTGGCGTTTCGCACGTGTCTTGCGGACCGGGGTAGGGCTAAGGCAACACGTGTGTTCGCGAGACAAGCCACACAGCTCGGTGGACTCGGAAGCATGCTGCTTCAGCTGTTGGAGTTCCAAAACGGGAAGAAATCTCTATGAATGTCGAAACGGAATTGGTCTACACACGTGCTGCGAGGGTGTTAGAAATGCTGACACGCACCGGTGCGCCATTGGATAAATTCACCGCAACAGCTCTGGTCATGTCCGGCGCGCTAATGGCGAAGGTCAGTACGGGTTACAAGATCACACGCGAGGAATGGCTCGCGACGTGCGCAAGTGTGTTCGATACGGCCGATGCGGTGGCCAAAGAATTTGCGGAGCCAGAAACGAGGCCTCAATGAGTGCCGGACCGGGGAAATACGACGCGTATTGCACATACGTCCGCGAGGCGACGAACGCACAAGGCTGCGTACTCATTGTAATCCACGGCGACAAAGGGATGGGTGTCAGCATTCAGATTGAACCTGGAACCCTAGTACAATGTGACATCCCGCGTGTCTTGCGCGAGCTCGCTACTAAGGTAGAAGTCGATCGCAAGCGTCTGATCGCGTTCGCGGCAGTCGCAACAGCCAAAACGACCGAAATCGCTGAACTGATCGACGTGCACACGCGCAAACCCGACGACAATTGATTTTCGATTGTCAAGAAAGCACGATTACGAATCGCGAAATCGACTATTGCGAGCCAGAACCAGGTAGGCAAGGCCAAAAGGGGGCACGTGGCGTACTTTTCGTAGCTCACCCCAGCTGAGCCACTTTTGGCCTACATGTACGTCGCACACTGTCGCACCTAGCCCGCGCCACCCCAGTGCGGTGCCCCACCAGAGGTTGGCATGCTACTTGCCGCATGCCTGGTATACTAGTATACCGAAGAAAAGTGCAAACATTGTAAATAGTATGTTTGCGGCCCCGTCACATAGGGGCAAGGCAAGAGAGGCCCTGCCAAGGACGTCGCTCAAAGCGCCTTCCTTGCACGAGATGGCGCCCCTCAGGGGGCGCCCTTGCAGGCCTGGTGAGGAGCCCGGCGCACACGTTCCCAGCCACGTAGACGCTGGAATCGTGAGGCCGCAAGGGAGGTTTTGGCGCTCTTTGATAACCAAACGCAACGTAGCTCCCGTGGAGGGAACTGGTGTGAAAGGTATTCACGCACCCAGGACGACTCCACGGTGTCACTAGGCCCGCTGGCGCGGGGTAACTGGGAGCTACGTAGCGATGCTGGGCGCGCAACGGATCGCAGTGCGCTCGAACCACAAAAACCACTCTAAAGACGATTCACACACGATTTTCTGGGCAAGCCACCAAGGTTTGCACCTTGCTCGCTACATTCGAGCGCCACAACAGGCTTTCGAATGCAGTAGGGAAGGGATCGAAAGGTCGTAAACATGACAACCAAGGCACAGTTACTGAGCGTTCTGGCCAATACCGAACGGCAGCTTGCAGCGAGTGAACGCAGTTACATCGCGGCGTTCGAATGGTTTTGCGCCGAAACGCGCGGCGAAATGCCGCTATGCATCGACGTAGCTGGCGACAGTGGAATTCGTGTCCTTGTGCACGGGCTGACACGCGCGTGCGGCGGGGTCGCTGTCGTGAGCCTTCCGGCCGAGAGTTTCCGGGACATGCCGGAGCATCTCGACGACCTTCTGCCACGATGGTTTGCTGACAATGATGCCAACATCCGGCACGCCGCGCGTAGCATCGAATCGGCGCGCACGGCAGCTACCGCCTACCAGCAAACTGCACACCTGAACGATTTTTGAAGCGCTGGCACGCACACTGCCGGCGCTTTAGGCGTTTAAGGAGAGAATCGAACATGGCAAGCAATCGCAAAATGACTTGGCACGTGGTTACCAGTCAGGGCCGCATCGTACTCGGTGTGTACGGTGAGGCCCTGCTTTCGCACGCACAGCGGCAAGCGGCCGAGGTCGAGCGCTCCACGGGCCTGCCTGCGTTCGTCGAACAGGTGCGCGCAACGTGGGCGCGCCGGCCCTTCGTGGGAGCGTGCATCTAAATGAAGCGTCGCAACTCACACTTGACCGAGTGGCGTTCACTGAGATCAACGATGACGTGCGCTTCAAGACGTTGACTGACTTGCGTCTCAGTGCGCCCGAGCGCGCACGCACGGCTGGTGACTCCAATAAGGCCTACGACTTGATCGCGAAAAGCGCGATTTCGTTCGCCGCGGACGAAGATAATGCGATCTACAGGTTCGCATTTTGCGACAGTGACCACGGTGAGGCCATTATCAGCCGCAAGTTGGGTGTTCCGGAGTGGTGATCAAGCGTTGGGTTCGACTCCCAGCGCTATACGCGTTTAAAGGGGAACGAGGAAATGAACATTGACGACACGATCGCGATCGCACAACGCGTGCTCGATCATCTGCGCACAGGCTCGATCGCCGACGCGCAGTCGACCACAGAAATCCTTGCGGCTGAAATCGCAAATCTGATCGTTGCCGCCAATGTAGGCGAAACCGTCGCAACGCGAATTGCACGGATGCAGCTTACAGATATTAAAGAGACTCGACTGGAGACACTCACAATCGCCCATCCATTAGTGGACGATGCCACGTTTGCGCAGATCTCCAATGCCCTACGTGTGAGCCGCAAGGCCACGGTGATCCTACCCGCACACCGGTACGAGAATCTCTCGCGCGGCAAGGGATGGGCCCGCAAAGGTAAGGGTACGTCGGCTGAATGGGGCGAACGCGTAGACGGCGGCTATCGCGTCGGGCCCGGTCGCTGGACTGTGGGCGCCAGTGATGGCTTTCACCGCAAGGACGAGGATGTGTGGAACGTCGAACACATCAAGATGGGCGATATGACCTGGACAATCGCAAACTAAGCGCCACGCCTCACACCGTGGCGCCAAACGCGTTTAAGGAGACCTCACATGGACCCAAATGCATGTCTCGAACGCTGGCGCCGCGCACTGGCCGGCAAGAATCGCAGTGAAGCACGTGCGGCACGTATGGATCTGGTCGGTTGGCTTCGAAGCGGGGGTTTTTGGCCAAAAAACATCACAACCGCGGAGCTGGCAATCTTCAAGCGCTACCACGGCCTTGTGCCATCTGCTGCCGCAAACACGTAGTTCCAAGCGTCGAGTTCAACTCTCGACGCCAAACGCATTTAAAGGGGTAGTCCAAAACCATGACCGTGAATCCATTTCAGTCCGCGGTAGACAATAACATCAACTTCGAACACATGCGCGCGCTCGCACTGATCGTCCGCTGCGCACACACCGAAAGCGACGTGTTCACGGGTTGCCGCGTGTATCGTGCTCTCAGCGACTACACAGAACCAAGCATCAACGGCTATCTGGAGGGTTGCCACTTCGAAGCGTGGGTAGACGATGGCATGATTCCGTATCTCGACGCGCTGCAAGGCAAGGCGGACGAATTCCTCACGAGCCACGTCGAGACGCAGCATCACACGCAGATCGATCGCTAGTTCCAGGCGTCGGGTTTGACTCCCGGCGCTGTAGGCATTTAAAAGGGGTGAACACAATGGACATTCACGCTCGGCTCAAAAGCTTGCGTCAATCGCGAGAAATTCTAGGAATACGTACCAAGTTTCGTCGTTGGCTGCGGAGCGAAGCCGGGCTCACACGTATGCGCGAATGTGTCGAGCGGAGCGAACCACGCAGCACCCCGGACTTTCGTGGTCCGGGATTTCACTGGATCGATGGCAAGATGTATCAGGACCCGTGGACGCCGAATTGGCGCCCGGGACTGGAATTCAACACCGGCTCTGGCCGTGCTGCGGAATGGTGTCATGTCGCCTACGAGCAATACGCACTGATTTGCCGTCTACTCCACCAGCACATGGGGTGGAGTGGCGATAAGGTGCGACTTGCGGGCAGGTCACTCACCCAAGCGGTAAACGGGGGCGGCCACACGTGGCAGCCACCAGAACCGTTCGTGCCCGTTACCGAGCTTGTGCGCGTTGCGGCACTGCCTCCCGCGTACCCTGGAAAATGGGAATACTGGAGCACAATCGAGGCGAATTCCAACCCCGCGCGAACATGCGATCCACAGACACTGCACAAGCTCGCGCAATGGCGTCTCTGGATTGCTCGTGTAGTTGCGCCTGCGTGGGGCGAGTTTATTCTCGCGCACTATCGTGCACGGCTGGCGAACGATCCTACGTACCGTACCCCCTCGATGATCGTAGGGGAGATCCGCCGTTTGCGTGGTGCAAAGGTCACAGACTTTCGCGGTTGTTCCGGCTGTCAGTACCTCGCGCGCATCGCGTTTTTGTCGACTGAAGAGCAGGATCAGCTGCTCGCACGCGCCGCGGAACCTACGCCCGTTACGCTGGCGAATGGGCTGCAGGGGATTTGCGTGCCGTTCGGCCTTTCGGCTCCGGCGGAATACGATCGTTGTCTGATTCTCGGTTTGAGCCACGAAATTCGCGTTCGCAGTGCGGATTACGCTGCGCTCACCCCAGAACAGCTTACTGCGGTTATTCGCGTGGGTGTGTGATGACAGATCCGCACGAGATGGTGATGATCGACGGGCGCATCCGGGCTGTGTACACAGCCCGGACTGGACATCGGTACTACCTCGTAGACGGCGTACGTCGCTACTTGTGTGCGTAGGAGGGATGGCCGGTGAAATAGGCGCTGAGTTAGATTCTCAGCGCCAAAGGCGTTTAAGGAGCGCAAATTTCATATGCACGAAGTCGTAACCATCAACCGAGATGGCACAAACATCCGAGTATGGCTCACAGCGCCAGACTATGGCACCGCCAATCGATTTGCGATCGAACACGCGGCATTCGAACCGGGACAGATCACATACGTCCGCAATATCGAGACACCCAACACGTGTCAGGTCGCCTATGTGAGCCTTTCAGAGCTTTGCTATGGCAAGTTGTCCATGGTTGACTTCAGTTGCAACGTTCCGGTCGGGGAATTGCCTGAATTTGCCGCGAAAACAGTCGCTTGGTTCCGTGAGCACTGGAAATTGTGATGCGACGATCGGGCCAAGAGCCTCGCACCTCGCGCGGAGCACACTCCGCGCCATAGGCGTTTAAAGGGGTGAGAAATCATGGTGACGTACTACCAGATCGTGCAGGCCTACCGCGGCGTCGTGACGGCTGCTCGCAGACTCGACTATGCAAAGCGCTTTTCGAGCGCGCAAATACCCAACTTCAAACCGGACACGATACTGCTCGAAGGTACGCACGCGCCGATCGAAATTGGAGAGGCCCTGAAAGTGCTCCATGTCTCGCAATCGAGCTGCCGCCCGATAACGATACAAACGCACGGCTTCCGACCCATGTGCGCAACGTCAAGTTGGAGCGTACTCGCTAAGCGTCGAGTTAGACTCTCGACGCTTTAGGCGTTTAAAGGGGTAGTGAAGTATGGACGTCAACATCATGATTCGTGCGCTCAACAGGCTCACAGAACCGCATTTCACCAACGGGGGGCATCACATATGCACCGGTGATGCGTCGCTGGACGGTGCGATACTTGCTGGATGGTACGCAGCGAACGCGCTGGACAGTCAGCGCGAAACGGTCAAGCGCGTGTGTGATCTGTTGCGCGCAACGCAGGAGCTCAACAAAGTACAGCACGGTGTGATCCTGTCGGGTGAGCACCTGCGGATCACTGCGGCTGATTTGTGCGATATCCTGAACGCGATTGCGTACGCCACCAGTCTGGTGTGCGACGAAATTCGCACCTTGGAGCTACTCAAGCTCAAGAAGCCGCGATCATGATCGTCGGGCTGCCAACATGCGCGCTTCTGCACCTACTACTACAAGAGATCTGGCGTGTCTTGTGCCGAGCGCTTTTGCGCCTGGTGATCAAACACGTTCCTGGTGGTTGGGTCGTCGCATTCACCTAAAGCGTCGGGTTTGACTCCCGACGCTTTAGGCGTTTAAGGAGCAAGAAGAAATGAACGGTGACCACGAAATTTGGTGTGGGAATACGCTAGTGGAGACACTCCACTGGACGGGCCCGGTGTATGTTTTTCCAGAGGCACCCCCAGAAAGCGTATTACTTCAGAGGCGCGCCTTTCGCGATCAAGCGATCAAGCGTGCGTTCGAGCTCCGCGGCCTTGCGTACACACGCATGAATCCAAACTGGAAAGAGATCGCACATCTCGAATTCGACTGCAAAGAAGTCAACGAAACACAAGTTGCTGCCACAACCCCGATTGGGACCTTTCTGATCGCAGCGCGGCGCGTGAAAGCTGGAGAGCAAGCTACAGCGGTAGTAGTCGGCTCAAACCTTATCGGATACGGTGAGACGGCACGGGAAGATCAAATCAGTCTGCCTACGCGCCTTGTAGGGCGGCTGTTACCGCCGGAGCGGTCCGAGTGGCGCGAGTTGTGGCTGTTTCAGCCCACTTGCTTCGGGTACGCAGACGGTACAGTAAGTTCGTACCTCGGCAGCTATCCGCGCCGGATCACATGGGTACAAGAGCCGCATTGGCCGAAATAGGCGTCGAGGCACCGGGAGAAATACTGACATGGCACAAAAGAAAACTCGCAAGCTCAGACCCGTCGAGCCTGAACACTTCGTTGTACAGTTCAGTCTAGTTAGTGTGCGCGGACAATACTTCTACGCGCGCTTCAAAACGCGTCGTGCGGCTCTCCGGTTTGTCGATTTCGACGATCACGATGTGATTGAAACCGCGTGCATCCTGTAAGCCCTGGGTTGGACTCCCGGGGCATTCGGCCGTTAAAGGGGTTTAAATGCTCACTAAGGAACGCGCGCACAAAGCGTGGGAAGCACGCGGCGCAGAACAGACGGTGGAACACACGCTCACAAAAGACGAGTGCGCGTACGTCAAACTGATCTGGGATCACATGCCCGGCAATTCGACGTGGATGGACGCATTTTTCTTGATCATGAATGCGAAACGCGAAGGTCCACCAGAATTTCAGCCGCTCGACTTCGTGATCGTGAAAAACACGCACGGATACGAAGCCTATCGTGGGCGCCGTGGCATGATTCGGAGCTATGTGCCATTCGGTAAGCTGTATGTGTATCTGCGGCCTGCGGGCCAAACATACGGCGCTGATGTTGCTCTTTGCATTATCGACGAATCGGACTTAGCCAGAGACACGCCGAGTCACCAAGACGTTGTGTGTCTGACAGGTGCGACACGCGAAAACGGCTGCTGGGGGACATCAGACGAAATCAAGCCTGGTGACATTGCGGACGAATCCTTGTATTGGGAGTGGTTAGAGGCTGTGCCTCCAGCCACACACAAACTAGATTTGATGCAAATGGGTGAACCAATGGACCACAACGGTTTGGGCGACAAGCCACGGTTTCTCACAATGCAAAAACACGGCGAACAGTGGATCTATACTGGTATTCGTGTTCGCGGTGAGCGCGTCCAGATCAAACAGTGAAAGTCGACGAAAGCCGCTCGGGTAGATTTGTAGATCTGTATGTAGATCTATAAAGATGCCTCATGGGGCCTTTGTCTCCCATTACAAAGGAAAAGAAGGGTAAGGAAGTATGGCACTGAAAGCACAAGTCAAAGTTAGCGCCGTCGATCGGCCGAAAACGCTTACGCGCGCCTCGCAACAGTGGCGCGAACGCCCGGCAGACGAGTGCTTCGAAACACTGGACGCGTTGCTCGCCGCCACGCGCGGTCATCACCAGCGCGCCGTGCAGGTCAAAAAGCCGTTCCACGAAATCCGCGTCACGCATGGCACGAACGATGAAATCTACCTTGTGGGACAGGGCGGCAAGATGATCCGCCCGAACCACTGGGCCTTCGGCCAGCTGTGCCAGCGCGTAGGTGCGCCGGCCAGCTACCTTCGCGAGCTCCCGGCACACCTGGCTGTGGAGAACCTTCGGCATGGTCTGGAGGCCGCCACCGACGAGGAAGCCGCCGTTCTGCTGGTTGAGAAGCCCGAGCAAAGTGGCGATATCGCCACGCTGCGCGCCATGACGAGCGACAAATACACGCGCGTGTGGAATGACGAAGTCGCAGAAGCACTCGTCGCTTTGCGCGAGCGCGCGCCGTCGTGGCAGTTCCCGGAGCCTTTCCGCACTGTGGGCGGCACGAAAGCCAATGCGTGGGGTAAGGCCGACGGCAAGCAGATCCCGATCGCGTTCGCGTCGGATCACGACATGTTCGTATTCCTGTGCGACTACGAACACGGGATCGACGTCGGGGGAAGCGTGCTTGCGCGCGGGTTTTTCGTCGAAAACAGCGAAGTTGGGGATGCGTCCTTCAAGGTGACCATGTTCCTGTTCGATTTCGTTTGCTCGAACATCCTGGTGTGGGGTGCGCGCAACGTGGCGGAGATCAAGTTTAAGCATGTTGGTGCGGTTCGCGATCGTGTGCTCGCGCGTGATTCGAAGGTGCTCAAGGCGATCAATGACTATTCCAATCTGCGCGCCAGTGAGCAGACAAGCCAAATCCTGAACGCCCAGAACGTTCTGATCGGCAAGGATGATGCTGAGGTTTTGTCAACACTGTTCGGGCGCAAGTCCTTGCAGCTCGCCAAAGGCGACATCCAAGCCGCGCAGCTCGTCGCGAACACGACGCCCCGCTACGGCAACCCACGCTCGGTCTGGGCAATCGTCAACGGTCTGACTGAAGTCTCTCAGCGCACGACCTACACAGACCAACGTATCAAGTTGGATCGCGCCGCGGGTTCGTTGCTCGAAACCTTCGCATTCTGATTCGAGCCGCAGATCTACAAACCAAGCCTTACGGCTCACACCGGGGGGCTTTGGGCGTTTAAGGGGTAGTACCAAATGGCATCAAACCGTCTCACGTCGGATCTGCCGCCTCCACCAGAGCAGATCGATCCTAACGACAGAATTTCACCAGAGCTCCGCAAATGGCTCAATACCGGCTGGCGCGCGCAATGTAGTGGTTGCGGACTGCGTTGGAGCAGTCACCAGCGACCCGGGGACACAAGGTGTCCCGACTGCAACGACTTGCCTTCACTACCGTCGAGCCTGGCAGCGATCCAATCGATGCCGGGCCCTGCGGACAGCATATTTCGACCTATGAAAAGGTGATCACGCAAATTCGTAATCGCGTCACTTGCTTTTGGCTAGCCCAAAGCGCTACAACCACTTCTGGTCAGTCACCACACGCCAAAGCAGAAGGGCGGCCCCATGTTGATCGGCAATAAGTCCAGGAATGTCCGTGTTTCGATTCAACATATGCATCCGGCGTTGTATGCCCAGCTTGAAGTTGGTGACGAGCTCGTAATCTATCGCAACGGCCCCTTGTTGTCCGTAGCTGATGCAGACGTCGCACTTGATCACGTCTTGTACGATCTCCATACACGGCAACTGGATTGCGAAGAAATCGATGACGGCCCGACACGGCTCGTCTGGGCGATCGTGCGAGCTCGCGATCGAGCTCGCGATCTGGCAAGCGCCGCCGAATAGGTTAGGCGCTCGGACCCCAACCCCTTTACCCCCGAGCGCCGAAACACGGCGACGGCGAGCTGCGATCACACCCCGATCGAAAACTTGCCGCGCGCCGTGTCCTTGCACGAGAGGTGCAAGCTGAGGAAGGCGACAATGGACATTCAGCAAATAAACGCCCATCGCGTGAGGTCGTTTCATGTGTTCATCGAAACGACACACACGGACCACAGCAAGGTGCAAATTGCCATCGATAGGCCGGGAACAGGGGGCTTGACGTTCTTCGAGCTCCCAGAGCCATTCGGGTGCGTATTGTCGCTGATTCTGCTGGGCTGTGCGCGGTTACAGGAGCGGATTCAACACGTACCTGAAGCGTTGCGCTCGCACCTGTCGCACGAAGCGGCGCAACAAATGCTGATTGACGAGAGTTTTGCTAACATTCCAGAACAAACACGAGAAATGCACTAACAAGGAATTGATCATGAAACGGCTGTATCTGAGTTTCGCGATTCTGTTTTTCGCCGCCGCGTGCGGCAGCAGTGATGACATGGGTGAAGGCACTGACCCAGACAACCCGGGCAACACGAAGCCTGGCAACGGCGGCAAGCTGCGGGTCGACGCAGGCAGCGATGCAGGCGCGCTTGCGGGAGACGCAAGCGGCCAGACTGAAGACGGCGGTTCGGTCAACGGGGGCCCTAACGATGGGGGCACGGTCGACGGGAGCCGCACGGATGGTGCTGCGACCGAGAACCGCACGGATGGTGCTGCGGCCACGACCTTTGACGGGATGTGGACGGTGGTCATGACGGCCACTGCCGCAACCACCTGCACGGGCAGTCAGTTCGAAGCGCGGATCGAGGACACCTGGACCTTCACGGGTGCCACTAGCGACACGTTGAGAGGTGCGCACCTCGGTCCGAACCCCTACGAGCGCGCGCCGGGCTCGGACGTCTGGAACACCGGAGAAACGACGATTGCCGCGACGGCCGATTTGGAACTTGTCGGGCTCGAGCTGCGCGGGACATTCATCTTCTATCGCGACACTTGCAACGTCTTTTACGACGTCCAAGGCATGCGCCCGTGAATGCGCAGGATACGCAAATCACGGATCATGCGATTCGATGTTTCTTTCGTTTTCTGCAGAGCTGCACGCGTGTGGCCGGACCAATAAACGAACAAATTACGCTGCGGCAGTATAGTTGGGCAGCTTTTCGCCTGCGTGAGTTGATCCCTACCGCAAATTATCGCGCGACTGACACACAGGGCCGTGAGCTGTGGAAATCGCCGCCTAGTGCATACGGACTGCGATGGCTGCTCGCCTACGAACAGGATCGCAAGATTCGCAAAGTGATCTGGGTCGGCGCAATGCGTCCGCCCAGAGCCATGTGGAAGCCCGAGAATGACGATTGAGCTGAAACGTCGAACAATCTACGACGCAATTGAACAGATCGTAGCGACCGCACGTAGCGAACCACGCGACTGGCTCGTGCAATACGCAACAACTCACGGGATTGACGGCCCCGAGACGATCCGTTGCACGGTTCACCTAATGAACGAACCGGCCAAAATCCGTGAACGGCTTCAGGTGCCGCGCGAGACGGCGGTTTTCGGCGGGGATTTCGAAGATTGTGCCGTATTGGCTATTTCCTTGGCAGACGCACTCGAATTGCCGTATGAAATCGTCGTCAAGGGGACGACGTTGTATTTATACGTCAACGGGACCGAAGTTCTGCACAAATAGCCAAGGAGGGCCGCCATGTCGGATTCAGCGCTTCAATTCAGCCCGCAACCACTCGAATACCCATCGCGTCGGAAGAGGAAAGCCGCCAAGACGGCTGCGAAGCGGACGGGGAAACTGCGCTTAATGCCTACGTACGCACCTCCGGCCCCTGTGCGACGTCCGAGCGGGTACGTTGCCGCCGAGAGCATTCGGATGCTGATCCAGGACATGTACGATGGCCGGCGTCGTTACGGTACGCCATGCACGTACTCGGCAATATACCGGGAGCTCGGCCTGCACACAACGTTTGGCTGTGATCTGATGCGGGGCCGCATCAAATGTGTCGGTACACGAATTATCGACAAAGTCTGCAGTCACGCTCAAATGACTGCAGCGGATCTACTAGACGAAATCACCGACGTACTTGAGTAAAGGGTGAGATCGATGCGTAACGGTGACGAAATTTTGACAGCGCGCTTCGAGTTCAAATGCACGCCAAAGGAACGCGAGCAGATCCAGGTCACAGCGTATCAACGCAAGCAGACTGCAAGTGTCTTCCTACGCGAAGTCGCACGCGCAGCTATTTTGAATGAGGAAATCAGGCCCGTCGCGGCGACTTCTCTGAGCGATACAGAAGTTTGGCAAAGCGTGTTCGTGGCCTCGCTGCAGGGCAGTGCAGTCATGGCCGACAAGACCCACGCCATTGAATCAAGTCGCTCTATCATTGCAAATGCTGAGTCGATCGCTGATGCCGCCATTCTCGCGCGACGTCGGCGTGTTCTTGAATCAGCTGACTGATCGGAGTCCGATGGAACGCCCTCCAACAATCTGCCCGAGGTGCGGGCGCCAAACCGAAACCGCAACCGAACGGCCAAAATTCCAAGGTCAAAAGGCTGTGCATTGGCAATTCATGAACGGATCGCTGGTGGTCAGCCCGCGTCGTCTGCCGACGCCGACCAAATGCGCCCCGTGCAATCGTGGGTGGGCTGTCGATCCAAGCTCACTCACATTGGTGGAGATCGAGAATCTATAATCGAAGGGGTAGGAGATCATGCCTGTGTTGCCAAAGACACATCCCGGCCCGTTCATGCCAGCGCGCGAGGCAGAGCTACGTAAGAAGCCGGCGCATTACTGCGTGCACGAGGTTTGGCCCGAGCTGGACGCGCAACGTGCACGCGTCGCCGAACTGGAGGCCGCACTAGCCTCGGTCGAGTACTATGTGCGCGAATATTCGGAGTCGCTGGCACTGCCGGCAGCGGGGCCGATTCTGCAGGTGATCCGCGGCGTGAAGCGCACGAGTTGACATATGGACACTTGGATCGGCGGAGAGGGGTACGTCCTGCGTGTGAACGACGGCAAACGCTCGTTTCGCTGCGAAAAATGCGGAGCAAACGTGTTCCTGAAGCACCGCGACGATCCACGGCGCTACAAGTGCAACGGCTGCGGCGCCACCTACACGGCAGAGGCCGAGGAAACATGAGCGTGCGGCGTGCCACAAGTGCCCCGAGTGCGTGCAGGCCCGGGCCAAATTGACATAAGAAACCTTCTACGAAGTGTGAGTGTGAACCGTGCGAACATACAAAGCCAAACTGATGCCGGTCGACGGCGAAATTGTAGACCTGGACCTACCGCCAGACATCGGCAAGGTTCTCGCTCTGCTCGGAGATGCTGAACTGTTTCAGACCGTCCGCACCCGTGAGGGAATGATGCTCGTGGACGACAACGGGCTACGAAAGGGGCTGCCGCAGAATCCGCGCGCGTCGGACCTGTACGCGGGCGGGTATATCGCTGGGCCGGCGGTGCTGTTCACACAGGCTGAGTGGGACGTGTACGACGCGGCCTTTTCGGAGCCGGGGCTGTGAGGTAACGCCGGTGAGCAACAAAAACTGCGGATACTGTTACAACCGCGGGTGTCGGGAGTGCGAGCCCGCCCTGCGCGCAGCGGAAGTCATCACCAAGGCCGATAGCAGGGCGGCGTGGCGCGCGTACGCGGCCGCGTACCTGGCGAACGGCCGGAATGTCGACGATGCCTTCACGCTTGCTGACGAGGCCCTCCGCGCTGAGGGCCGTCACTTCGCCAGGGGGCCGGTGAGCTAGATGGACTTCTTCGCCGCGGCACCGCCGCCAGAGCCGCACGATAGACGCACAGGGGGCCCAGAGATGACTTCGCCCGATGACAGCAAGATTCTGTTGCCCGCGCATTATGTGAGTCGTCTTGTATGAGTAAAAAACGCGTGCCGAAACTGCCGTGGAAGCACCGCGGCGAATTGCGAATCACCGGTTGGGACATTCCGATCGAGTACGGCGTGGACGCGAATGGGGACGTCTGGAAAAACCACGCGCACGGCGGCGATCCGTGTGATCTAGTTACCGGTGAAGCGTTCATTCTGGAAATGCAATCAGAAGGCGATGAGATCGGCGCGCGAAAGCTCGCGACTTGGCTTGGCCTGCCAGAACCCGAGCCGGAATGGATGCGTACGGCTCGCGCGCACGGGTGGCGGCCGCCTGAGTCGAAGGCCTGACTGATACCTGAGTGAGGTGAATATGACAGTTCGATTTAACGGACCGACCGAATGCAAATGGCCATGTCCTTATTGTGGCACATTGCTTATCGGTGCGACGGCGATTCTCACAGTCAATCCTGGTGTGGGCCTCGAATTGCCCGGACCGGCGGCGCCCAAAATGAATGACATCACAATCTGTGGTGTATGCCATGAGATTCTTCGTTTTGGACACACAGAGTTTCACACGATCAACCTGCAAACGCTCACCGAAGCACAACGCACAGCAATTTTGCTCGTACAAGCAACCGTACAGTTCGGGGCTGCAAAGAAGTGAGGAAACCATGCAATTCGATGAATGGCTACGAAAGAACAACTACCAGGCGAGCACAGCCAAGCAGACACTGTCCGATCTACGACGTGTTGGCAATGCGAATGCCATGGCCGACCCCGGCGTCATCAATGCCCTGCGTCGTTACATCGCGTACGCGGTCCAATACGACGTCCGCGACGAATACACGGAAGCTGCTGCACAACATGGGATTGGTGGCGTCAAGCGCCTCCCGCACGTCAAAGACACAACGCGGAAACTCGACGCTGTCAGTTTCGAGGATGACGACTGGAGCGAGCTCGTGGAGGCGGTCAAAGGCGCCTCCAAACCGACCGATCAAGTACTGTGGGCGATGGTCACGACGGGGCTCCGCGTCGGGGATACACTCCGCGTCGAACGCGGGGCGCTCGCGGGGATCCTTGAGTCCTCGAACCCCATCATTCACATGGAAGTGAAGGGCGGCATATACCGGCCCGTGCCGATTGGCGTGCGCGAACCGTGGGAGGCGCTCGCACGCGGGGTGCTGGCGGGCAAAGCTGCGAATGTAGCCCAGTACGTCTGCGCAGGGTCTGTGGGGCCCGATGTGCGTGGCAGCTGCGCCTATCACCGCGTGAACAGGCGGTTGAAGACACTGCAACGCCAGCTCGGACTGTCCGGTCGAGCCAACACGCACCGAATTCGCCGCACGATCGCGGTCCATACCCTGGAAGAAACTGACAACATCGTGGCAACGCAGCAGATGATGGGGCACAGAACGATGCAATCGACGTTGAAATACGTTGACGAGCGAAATCATCGGGGTACAGCCCGGTTGCAGCGCAAGCTCGCAGGCCTGGAATGAGGAGTGAGGCCATGCGGAAGCTCAAGAAGTTTCTATTCTGGATTCCGGACAGCTTAGAAATGCCGCCATATCTGCGATGGTGGATCTACGGATCACCGCCCGTTATTGGCTTCAAATTGGGCTATCAGATCTGGGCGTTCACTGAAACGGTGAATACACTGCAAATATTCTGCTTAGCAGCGGATATCTACTGGCTCTCTGTGTACGGGGTCATTTTCTGCAGTCTCCGCCATATCATCGCAGAGGAACGCGCAATGGAGCGTTGGCGGACATCAGCATGAGCGCCAAGCAAAAGCGGCGTCTCAAAGTGTTGAAGCTCGTCAAACACGTCACACAGACCTATTCCAGAGTAGATAAAGAAATAACAGATGCCCGCGCCGCGCTCCCCGGGATTCCGTGCAAACGAGGCTGCAATGCGTGCTGCCGAATGCACACAATCATCACCGCAGCTGAAGCATTCACGATCGTCGAGAAGCATCCTGAGTTGGTGCGTTCGCGCTTGCCTGTTTTGAAAGAACAGGCGGAGATCATGACAGACCTCGCCAAGAAATACGACAATCAAACACTCAAGCACGAAGTCGTGATCGGTTCGGATTGGTGGGCGTTACAGCTGGCTTGTCCGCTACTTCTGGACGACGGCTCTTGTGGAGTCTACGCCGTACGACCTATTGCATGCCGTACACATATGGTTGTAGACGATCCGGCACGCTGCGCGATGGTGCCCGCTGTATATATCGCCCATTGTGTTCCGATTCAGCTGCGAGACGGGGCCTACACCGAAATCAGTGACAACTGGTTCGCAGATATGCGGACACACGTGTATCCGTTCGGGTCACTGCCCAAGATGGTACTCATCGCTTACAACACGCTAATGGGATCGGGTCCGCTTTTCTCCACGCGCGCGACGAAATCAACGTCTGAGATTCCACATGAAGACGCCAAGGATTCCAGTTCCGAGCCCGACTGCGAGTAACGGAAGCCAATTGACGTCACGTTTGGGTTGAGGTTTGGGAGTCGAAACAGGAGCAGGTTTGGGAGTGGTTTTCTCCTGCTCACGACGCGCGGCGCGGTTGATATTGTAGGCAGTCGACGCTTGTGCCACGTCCTGCCAGAAGGCCGCCAAATACGCCTTTGCCGACCAGAATCGGCAGAAGCCCTCCACGGGCAAACACAGTGTGTTGGGGCCGCCAGGCGCACCTTGGTTGCAGCTCGGGACTGCGTTGACGTTCGTCACCCACGGGCGCATCGCGCGATTGTCGTAGCCGTAGAGCGCACGCAGGCCTAGGTGCGGAGACCCCATGATTTTCGTGACCGAACAGTCATCGTTGCAAGTGCCCGAGAGATCGAGCTTCGGCCAGCACTCCGGACAAGTCCACTGTCGAGGGAGCCAAGGAAAGAGTCCGGCGGAGACCCGCGCGCCGTTGGGGAGCACGCGAGTCGTCGCTGCCTGCATCCAAATTGGCTTCACACGCCGCATCCAGGGCTCGACGGCGCGCACGACCCACCCAGCATCGTCCGGGTGAATAGCTGCTGCGTGGCCGTCACAGATGATGCGGTACGTACGAGAGCCGGTCGGCAGATCGAGCGCGCCGGTCGCGAGCACCGCGCCCTGGAAGGCCTGCACCCAGTACGCCGCCATGTAGTCGTAGCCCTGGCCCGGATCGCGAAAGGTCCACGTCGGTTTGCACGGCTGCCCCAAGATGCTCGCGTCTGCCATCGGCGCTCCCCGCGCGCAGCTCAGCGCCGGGCGCCCCTCAAAACTACACGCTTCTGCCGAGAAAACCGCCGCAATTGGCACTGATCAGCGCGAGCGGCGCCCGGCGGCGACCCGTGCGGCCCAAACGATCAGCGCAGCGCATGCCTGGCCCTCGTAGGCCTGGAGCTCCGAGCTCGTACGGCAGAGCGTCTTGTACGGTGCGCCCACCGGGTGCCACCAAAAGCCGTACGAAACCAGCTCGAGCGTCATGTATTGCTCGGGGACACCTGCCCGGAGATCTGCGATCCGCACGACGCAGCTGGCGCAGACCACGTCAGGACCAGCAAGAGATCGATTGCCGCAAAGCACACACTGCACTACGGCCGGCCATTCCTAAAAGGCTTAATAAGCGTCTTGTAGAGGCGAAAAGCCTTACGAAGCGCTTCGTTGGGTTCGGGCGGATCCAGCAGTGCCGCAGCAAATCGCTTTTGATCTTCGAGATTCAATTCCTGCTCGAACGGCATGCCTCCGAGCTCGGCACGGCCTGCGCTCGTAATCCAGTACTCCCGCTGCGGGAGGCCACCCGCCACGCCGGGCACTTCTGCGGAGCCCACCTGCGCGGCATCCTCCAAGCGATCGAGGTGCACGTAGATTGTGCCCCGGCCCAGTTTGCCCGCCGCACGTTCAACGAGTTCCATACCGCGCATTTTGCCGTTGTCGGCGAGCAAACGCAGGATCAATAGCTCTTTCTTCTTCGTGTCGAATGGCCACATGTGGTTGCCTCAAATTATACTCGATTCCAAAAGGCCAACACGAACTAAAATGCGTGCCGAAAATGCCCATCACAATCAAAATCGGAACAATCAACCGTGGTGCAGCGAAACGGCGCGTGCAATGGAAGTGTAAGCACGATTTGCACCGCGCACGCCGAAGAATGCCGCATCCCGATCGTGTCGCACGCGAACAACGCAATTGCTGGACGTGGGGGCGGACAGATCAACCCGGCATACGAAACAAGCGTGCACTGCTAGGGGATGGACCGTGGCTTAACGAACCCGATCGTATCGAATGGCAAGAACACGGTTTTGTATGTATGGCGATCCGACACTCCGAGCTCGGACACTGGTGTGGCTACGTCGGTGTCACTGCAGCCCACCCTTGGTACCGCTACAATGCATCCAACCTTACGTTCGTGCATGGCGGCGTAACCAAAGCATGTGACGGCAAAATACACACATCTGATGAACCCATTTGGTGGATCGGATTCGACTGCGCGCACTATACAGATCTTGTACCCGGCCTACACCGTAACGGAATCATAATTCCGTGGTGCGTCTACCGCACAGAAGCCTTCGTAAGGGCTGAGGTCGCAGACCTCGCCGCGCAGCTTTAGCGGAGCTCCCAGGGGGCTGGGCCGTTGTTGAGGACCCGTCCGGTCGCAAGGACTGTTGACAGGAGCAGCCCGGAGACGCCGAACGCAGCGAACGCGTGCCGCCACTTGGAGTTCGTCACGCTGGCGACCACAGCCGCGGCCGAGCCCACCCCGATCACCAGGGTAATCACCGCGAAAAACTTGCGTTCTTTGGTGAGAGCTTGGGGCGCACGCGGGGTGATCGCGTATTGCACCCCGGCCTGGAAGCCGAGCTGGTACTCAGGCGACGTTTCCACCCGAGCCAGTATATCGCAGCCTTTGGTCTGCAGGGTCGTCAGTCACCAAAGGAGTTGGTGGGTCGGCCACCTCGTCTTCGTCTTCGTCTTCGTCTTCGTCTTCGTCTTCGTCTTCGTCTTCGTCTTCGTCTTCGTCTTCGTCTTCGTCTTCGTCTTCGTCTTCGTCTTCGTCTTCGTCTTCGTCTTCGTCTTCGTCTTCGACGGCATCAGCATCAACGTCGATTTCATCGGCAGCATCGATTTCGAACGCGTTGAATTTCTCGTAGCTAGTCATTCCAGAGCCCCCTTATCGTTCAATATTTGATCATCCGCTACACGTGCTTCCAGCCATGCATCCCGACGAACGCTTTTCGGAAGCCATAGTTTCGAATGCCGCTCTAGCGACACCCAGATAACAGGACGTCCCTTCTTGCGGGCGTCCAAGAGTGCTAGTGCAACACCTTCCGAGATACCTCGATCGATGCCCACAACGGTTTGTTGTGCATGACGACCCCACTCAAGTCCGGTTTTGATTCCGATCGCTCGTTCCTCGGGGACATCGTCATACAGAAAGCGTGTGCAGAAGATGTGCGACGCAAGAGGGTAGTCGCCACGAAGTGCCACAAAACGGCATAGATCACGTGCGTACGACAAATTCAAACGCCCATCTTCAGGATCTTCTGAACGCGGCTTGAATGGGGACTCCACCAGTGTTAGTTTTCCTGGCATCAGTCTGGAACCTTGTGGAAGCCCCACGCATCCATTTGATCAGCGATCGCGCGAGCGCCAGTAATTTTATCTTCACTGCCTTCACCGCCTTCGGCGTTTTCGACAAGATCCGCCCACTGACGCACGAGTTGTGCTGCGAACTGGTCTTGTGCACGTAAAATGAAGAGTGGTTCGCTCAGAAGCGCACGATTGAGACAGCTGTCTTCATTGGTGATCGCTGCAAACTTGTCTTGTGTCGTCGAACGGTCTTCTTCTGTGACCAATCCGAGCTCGTGGTACAGGTACCAGAGCGTCTCCTGAGAAATCGTAAAGCTCTCCCCGAACACACGAATTCGTGGCTTCTCGGGATCGACAGGATCGCCTGGTTTGTTCTCCTCAGCCCAAATGCCAATGAACTCGAGCGCATTGACGTTAAAGGCCCCCCAGCCGATATCGATCATCTCCGGCCGCTGTTGGTTTTGGTTCTCGAGAAGCTGCGCGATCTGCTTGTCTTTCTCAGCAATCTGCCGATCTTTCTCGATGAGCTGATGAAAGAGGACTCGAAACATCACCTCCCGCGCTTGTTGCGCATCTTCAGGTTGCTCTGATGCGTCTTCGACCCCATTGCTGAACGAGGCCGACTGTTCTGCGGCTGCTTGCATTGACGTCCCCCAATCTAACAAATCGCTCATAGCGGAGAACGCACGATCGCGTCAACGCTGCACGACGTTTGTGGAAGAAAATTGTTGCGAACAGTAAGAAACTGAAGATCTACACAACGTGCTACACAGATCTGCGTTTCTGCTCCACTCCAATGCCGAATGCACAATGGAGCGAGAGCGGATTGCAAAGGATCACGTCCGCGAGCGGAATCACGCTCTCCGAAAGCACATCAGCCCGCTCCACTTCGGTCGGTACTTGCCGCGGCTTGTGCCGGTAGCAGTAGTCCTGACCCCGTGGAGCGGGCTGGAGGCACTCTTGGCAGCGCGTGTTCACACCGCGCGCCTTGGCCTAGGCCTGGATCGCAGGTTCGTCGGTCTCTGCGCCTTCGGCGGGCTGCAAGGCAGCCTCATTCGCCTGCGCCGCGAGGCTGGTGAGTTTCTTGTACACAGCGATTTCGTCGCCGTACTCCCCGATCACGCCCTGCATGTACACGTCCGGCGTGACGCCACGCTTCATCGCCTTGAGGCCGATACGACCCCACGCAGCCTGCTCATCCTTCGTGAGCTCGAGATCGGGATCGATCTGACGCTTCGCGCGCGGCTTGTACTTGCGGCGAGGCTTCGCGGCAACTTCGGCCGTTTCTGCACTGTGCTCTGCGGGCTGGGGATCCCCGGCAACAGGCTGCGCCGGGCGCTGGATCGTGCGCGGCGTATTCGTGGGAAGACCGCCAGCGCGGACCTGGGGTTGAGGCTCAGCATTCACAGTCATGATCAGACCTTTCTTTTCTCGGCCCCCCTTTCGGTTGGGGGTTCAACGTCGTGAACATAGCAATCCAATTGCAGATCTGCAAGACCTGCTTCGTTTGTGAAAGGCAGAAAGCCTCGGAGCCTGAATCTACAGGAAACTCTCGAACATGGGGTTGCCTGAAGTGGTCGACATCAGATCGAACGCGATGGCGCTTGCCGTCGCGTTGTTCGAAATAAAGCCGTACCGCCCCAAAAAGGCTGTATTCAGGGGAAGGTTGCTCGACAGGACTCCCCGTGCTGGAGTCCCAACGACGTCGAGCCGCCGAACGGAATAGTTCACCACGGTCGCGTTACGCAGGCATTCCAGGACGAGCTCGTAGGCAACCCCTGCAGTCCGGGGCGGGAAGCTCGCACCGAGGTTGACTTTCGTCGCCGCACCTGCAGCATCGTTGTGCATTACCTGCAGATTCGCGTCGGTACCGTCCACACCAATTCCAATGACGTCTGTTAAGGTCGATGGATCGACGTCGGTAGGGGCTGCGACACTTGCGCGGAATCCAAAGAAATACCGCTCATCTGCGACAACAGTAGGCAGACCGAAACGCTGGATGAACAGGAATCCGCCACGATTGGATGCGTTCCCTAGAAAATGCATGAGCGCCGTGTCATTGATGCCCGCGACACTCCCAGCGCCTGCCGCCGTGATGATACCGACCCGATTCTGCGAATCGAGCCAGCCTGTACTGGCCGGGGTACGTGCGGCCGCAGTCCCTGTGACGGTGAGCGCGACACCGAGGGAGCTAATCGCAGTGACACCTACTGCGGGACGCACCGTGAAGAGCTCGTACTTGTCCTCTGCCGGCATGAAGGGGACATCCCGGCCCTGCGTGCTGACAACACCGCTCATGACGCCCTCGCAATCGCGCTCGCACCCGCCACCACGGCGCTCAGGCTGGCCGCAAGGGCCGCACTCGCGATCGTGTCACCGCCACCCGGACCAACCGTCAAATCGCCTCCCGGGCCTGTGACCGTGGCCGGTGGGGCATTCAGAAAGAACGCACGCCCGCCACCACGACAGGTCACACCAAAGTTGCCCGCACCGAGCCCGGTGATCGTGTTGCCCGCACCACCCGGGAAGTAGCAAGACGAACCGCCACTGCAGGCAACGCCACTGCCGGACGTCGACGCGGCCAACGTGAAAGTGGCGTTCAAAAGCGTTAAATTCGAATTTTGTCGGACGCGTGCACCGCCACCAACGCCGGTAGCGTTAAGAACGGTCGCAGCTTCACCGACGAAGCTACTGCCCTCGAAAATGTCAAGGCCCGGTTGCGCAGCGATCGTGGTGCCGGTGCAGGTCATTGCGGCAGACGTCTCGGAAATGAACGTCGAACCGCCACTGAGAACCAGACCATTGGTCGTACCGGTAAACGCACACGAGGCGTTGTTGACCACGACACGTGACTGATCGACGCTCATCCCAACGGTCGAGCTTCCACCTCCAAAGACATTCGTTGCGGCGCCACGCATCAGCACCTGCGAATTGCGCAGAATGTTCGCACCGAACGCATTGGCGTTGATGGCCGAGAAGTTACCCATCATATCGAGCATACTGTTGGTCTCGACACGCAGCGGTATGACGGCGTTTCCACCGTCACAGCTCATGCGCCGAGTGAGCGCGTAGCTGATCGACATGAGGAAGCTGCGGCAAGTGATCGCGATGTTGTTGTTTCCCTGCAGCCACGTCACCCGAAAGAGATTGATGTCTCCAAGGGCCGATCCACCATGAATCTCGATCGTACCGCTCTGCGTGAGGCCGCTGACGTCAGTACTGTTCGGCGACATGCCGCCGACTACCAGCATTCCGCGCAGCACACAGCCTGCACCGAGCAGCACGCTTCCCTCGGTCAACAAGGCTGCAGGCCACGTAAGCCCCCAGCCAATCCAATTCGTAATCTGCGCGAAGCCTGCGAGCCCGACCCGAATCGCCCACTCATTCATGGCAGCTTCTGGCAGCACAAAGCCACCATCAACCTGAGCGTCGACAAGTGAAAGAATTCCGGGGTTAACTTCCACGCCAAACAACCGCGCGCGCGCAGAAGCAATTATCCCCCGCACAGTCGCACTACTCATCGTCAAACGCACATTGATGAGCGCGACAGGATGATACTCACGGCTCGAGCTGATCGAATCTATAATTTGGACGGTTCCGGAGACTTCAACAGCAGTGGTTGTAAAAATCACCGCCGGGCGAATAATTGCAAAGTCCGAACCAACTCCCGGATCGATCACAGATGTTGGATAACCTGCGACCTCAACAGGCGTAACAACAGTCGCCGTGTTGTCTCGAACCGACAAACGATGGCCGTTTGCAGCGCCCGAGCGCCACTCAAGTGTCAACCCCCTGTACAGATTGACTGCGACAGGCGCGGCGAGCGTCAAATTGGTTGCGTTGGTTCCCGCCGCGGAGACACCTGTTGCAACGGTCGTGAAACCGGTATCACCTGGCTGCCCCGCACCATCTCCAAGAATCGTCAATGCAAAAGGTAATGGCGTCCATGCGTAGGTTCCACTCGCAACATGGATCACGGCCAAAGTCGCATTGCTGGGAATCTTGCTGTACGCACCTGCAAGCGTCAGAACCGGCGTGAGCGGGGTAAGTCCGTTGTTGGCGTCGTTGCCTGTCGTCGCGAGGTAGACATCGATCGTCGGCGGGAGCGGAAAGGGTGCGGGAATTATAGGCGAGCTCGTGACTGCATGCCCTGGCGAAATACCGGCGTTCGAACTCATGGCAGTTCTACTGGACGTATTGCAAATGGAAGGGTGGTGCAAAGACGCTCAAGTCCGGAACGCTTCCCGCGAGCGACACCAGCTGTCCGTACATTGGGCATGCTGTCAATGAGCACAATCCGGCCCATGTGTAGCAAGTTGCTGGCGTGTAGGCCGCACCGGGGGCCCAGTACTGGTAATCACCCGCGCCATCGGGACCGTACACCACTTGCTGCAACGAGCTCAACGCAGTCAGAGCCGGACCCGTGCAATCGTCGGTCTCGTAGTAAATGATCACACCTGCGGGGTAATCGACAGTCCCGATCACAGTGTTGACCAACCAGAATGCTTGATCGGTTGCACTCCAGTACAACGCTTCGATGTCGGTACGAAGGACATTGCGCCCGATTGACAGATTCGGAATGTCTTCATCGTCTTGATCGACGTAGGTCACTTTCGGAGCATCTGAGCCTGTTGCGCCTGTTGATCCTGTTGCACCTGTAGCACCCACAGATCCCGTCGCACCGGTAGATCCAGTTGCACCCGCAGCACCTGGCGCACCATTGCACGCATACGAAGTACCCGCTGAAAGAATCAGTGCAGTCCCGCCGTACGTGCAGTTCGAACCCGGCGATTCACTCGCACCGACCACAGATTCACCGGGAACGCCTTGTGAGCCTGTCGCACCCGTGGAGCCTGTCACGCCGTTGCAAATGTAGTAGGTCTGCGCGGACTGAGAAGGAATCGTACACGCGGGAACGTCCACGCGTTGACCGCCAGCAGAGCAATTCGATCCAGGCGATTCTGGCTGAATCGAACCACTCGTGCTCGAAATCAAACACGTCAGCACAAGTTGAGCATGTGCTGCGCTTGATGTCAGAAGCGCGAACGTAATTGCGAGAAGTGCGAACCTTGTCATAACACCAAACCTTCCACACGCAGGTATAGGTCCGCAGCCGCCGCGGTAAATGTCATCGCAGTGGTAGAAAGACCGAACGAACATGCGCGCTCGAAAATCAGACCGTCTTGAGAGGGACTCCACGAGAATTCCTGTTGGGGATTCACAGGAATGCTCTGAATCGGAACTTGCGGATTGACCGGCACTGTAGGCTGGTCGAAAAACTGAACATAACGGATTGCCAGGTTGTTGTTGAATCCCGTGACCAGACTCAGCGTGAAACGCCCCTGATATACAATGCCACTGGCAACGAGAGCTGCTGCAGTGAAAATCAACGGGCGCGCATTGCGCAGTACAGACTGATTGGTCTGATCGTAGTTCGATACGGGAAGAGTTGGCGGAGAATAGAACCGGTTGAGTGTCCGAATGCGCGCAAGCGTCAAGTCGGAGAGCAACTGTGCGCCGAGAAGGGTTTGCATAGTTCATTCTCCGAGAATGCGCATAAAGCGCTGAAATTTGTCGATCCCCTGAGAGATCTGCTTTGCGAGGCCCGGACGTTTGGACTCGAGCAAAATCTTTGTGAACTTGCCGAGCGTGTCTGTCGCTGCGTTGATTGTTTCTGCACACTCGCCGGTGTGTGCGTAGAAAAGCGGTTTGTCGACAACTCCAAATGCAACGTCTTCAGACGAAACGGGACGTCCGCAAACCCGACACCGCAAGGAATGTATCTTCTTTGAATCTTTCATGAGAGAGCTCGAGCAGACGGCGGCACCGTCAGATCGTGCAGACATGGTCCATGTGGACTGGGTGCCGCCGGGTACCTACTTCTTCTTGGGGCTGGCGCCACCGGTGCTGAAACCGAGCTGCTTGCGGGCCGCGTCCACCTCTGCCATCGCGGCACACGGCGTGCAGCCCTCTTTGCGGCGCACAGTCCGACGCGCAGCGGGGGCTTGCTGCACTTGGTGCGCGCCGATCCCTTCGACGGCGGCGACGGCCAAATCCGCCAACATGTGTAGAAAGCTCATGATTTCCTCCCCTGCCGCCAGACATACACCAAAGACAGCGCGCCCGTGGTCCCGAGAAAGAATAACCACCAGATCGGGTAGTCGTTGCGGTGCGTGACGACGTCCACCAGATTGCGGAGACTCGACGTCGCAAGTCCAGTCCGAAACGCGATCCCGTCATTCTGCGTGACCACATAGCCGAGCGTCGCGCCTGCGGCCCACGCACCGACGTACTCACCCGCCGCGCCCACCCAATCAGCAGGCAGCGCTCGAGCGGGTACAGACGCGTCCGCAGCGGCGATCCGCAAGGGGCGCCAAGGTGACGCGTGCAGGCCCCAATCGGCTGGCGCTGGCATGTTCAGCTCCTGCGCCTGCGCCGCTCACGGCGTTTTGTAGCTCGAACACCACGAACCTTCGCGCGAGCTCGACGGCGACCCCTCACGCCACGCAGACCCCCGCCACAGCCGCCGTTCGCGCACACCGCGAGACGCTTTACTTGTCCGCCACAGATACTCAGCACGGCGGTTGCAGCAGTTTGCTTCTTGGCAAATTCCACAGCTTTGACAAAGCTGTCGTAGCCCTTGACTTTCTTTTCACCCTTGGCGTGCGTGAGATAGCCGCAATTACGTGAAGTGGCCATAGTTCTACTCGGCAGCCCAGTATTCGATTAGCACTGCGATCGAGGTCGCGCCTTGCTTGGCCGCACCCCAAATCTGCTGATTCGACCGCAATCGCATTTCCATGTCCGCACCGGGCCGTGCGACAGGACATTTGTACGTCCGATTCACGCCAAAGACCGTATCACTGTCCTCAGTCAGTGAAATGAAGATGTCGGTCCCGAATGGGATCGATAAGACAACACGCCGAATTGCATCCTCTTCAGCGATGTCCGAATCAACAATCTTACGCAACTCTTGCGAAAGTGCAGCACGTTCAAAGGTGGTGTCTTTGCGAAGTTTCATGAAAAACCTCACTGAACAGCGATGAAGCCGAGAAGACCGAGATTCACATTCACAGTCGATCCTGCGCTCGCAATGAGCGCCTGCATCGTCGCGGTGATGCCATCCCCGGGCTCCCAAACGAGCGGCTGGGGGAACAGGTGTACAAGTGAACGGCCTGATTTTGGACCTAGCAACACGGCCGGAACAGCATCGTTAGGGATCAAATCGCCTACACCGGGCGTCGTCATGTTGACGGGTCCGCGGAACCAGTCCGCACCTGTCCCATTACCGACCTGACGCACCGAAATATACGCACGCCGCGAATCACCCGTCGGATCGACATCATCGATTTCGGCCTGCACCTGCACGACCATATCAGTCAGCATGACGGGCTCGGAACCGTCATTAGCGAAGTTGGTCACGTCGAACTCAACCCAGCCAAGATCCGTCGGCTGAACCGTCCCGGAAAAAAAATACGGCTGGTGGGTGATCAGACCTGCACCCGTGAAAGAGACAGTAATCGGAACCGCAGCACCGGGAATGCTGTAGAGACGCGCGCGGACTTTGAGCGAGTCACGCGTGCTCAAAACACAGCCCTTGTCGAAACGCCACGAAGAAGTCCCTCGCGTAAGCGCTTCGGGACCGCCGCTTGGCACGTTGGACCAAGTTGGAATCGGCGACGCCTGAATTACTGATCCGGAACCACCTCCACCGAGTTGCTGCGGGGCATTCATGTAGTACTGATCGTGGAAATTCAGATACAGGCCAACGCGCTGGAGCAAACGCTCATCCAGATCGGCACTGTTCGCCTGATTGCGCATGGTTACTGCCGCAGTCAAGTGCGTAATGAAAACCGGGAAGTCCTCCCCATTGCGAAAGACACCTGGCGCGCCAGGCACTTCCTGCGTTCCGTTCAGCTGGAAGAAATTGAAGTACGCGCGTGGCTCGAACAAAACAGCACGCGTCGGATTCGTCTTCGAAAGCAGCTGCTGGTAGGCAGAATATTCATCTGTGAACTGATCGGCCATGTCTGCTAACCCTCAACTGCAGTCCACCCATTGAACGAAATGCCGATTTGATAGTTCGCAGCGGCGTTCACTGTGCTCGCGGCAGGAACCACCATCGTCACATCAAGCGTTTCACCCATCGACAGTGTAATTGGATCGGGAAGGTCATACACCAACGCATCCGTAATGGTGTCGAGGACCAAACACACAGGCGCACCCGGGCGCCACCACCAATCATTAGAGCCCGGAGCATGCATCGCACGCGCACGACAACCAACGCTCGACGCGGTCATTCCAAGCTTGTACTCACGACCCGGTGACACACCTTGCAGCGCGAGAAACTGCGCTTTGGAATCATCATCGTAGTCGATCTGATCGATGAAGATGCCCATGCCATAGACTTCGCTCGAGCCGCTGCGCGTCGACTCTTGTTGCTCGAAGTCGCGTGCGTTCATCTGTGATTGAGGCGGCCAAAGCGCTACAGGAAGCGCACCCGCCTCCACCGGAAAACCGTAATTGGCTGGCAATCCGAAGGGGATCCCCGAATAGGGATCAGGAATCGGTACGATGTTGGCCGTCGTGACAACACTCAAGCCCTTCTGTCGAGCGCTCCCGGAAAACAGCCCGCCAACTTCATGGAAGAAGAAGCGACCCGGGCGGGGTGCTGCAGAATCAGCACCGCCAAAGAAAATGTTGTTGCCGAGCCCGAAGTAGTCTGTCGTGATGCGTGTCGTTCCACTCAACGACACTTCCAATGCACCCTTGCGGGGAAGCAAGATGTTCTTGTCGAACTTCAGGTAGTTCACGCCGAACAGCGACGAATCGCTCAACGTTGAGCCTGAAATCCAACCTGTCGCACGGGGCGAATAGCTTGCCAGTGGAATCTCAGTACGTGAATAGCCCTTGCGGTACGGTGCGGAAATCTTGATTCTCGCCAAGTTGAGCATTGCGGAGTTCGCGACGCTTACCGCATCCGTACCGGGTGCAGCAGTCGACACGTTCATAATGTCGACGGGGTAATTGACACCGCTCAACGCAAAACGATTGATCGTGATTGGATGACGCGTTGGATTGCGAAAATGCTCGCGGCGAAAGTTGAAACGCAACGATGCGACATCCGCGGCCGCATCAACGTACGCGATCGACCATAGGCTTGCCGGCTGGTACCAAAAACCGTTATTTGGAAGCGCGTTCGGCATTCATTCTCTGCAAGCGGCACACAAGCGCCAAAGAGGTCCTTCAAAAACGCCGAAACCCCCGAGCACCCTAGCAGACTAGGACACCTCGGGGGCGCTTGATCCACGCGTGGGCGCGCGCCCGCGACGTGCTTAGGCGACGGGCCGCTTCTTGAGACCGTCCAGGTAGCCCTTGAACTGCCAGCTCTGCGACAGACCGACGATCTGACCCACCGGCGAGCTCAGGCGCGTCTTCATCACGCGATCGGGATGGATGTAGACCGGCAGCTGCCACCGGCGCTGATTGAGCGGCGAAACGTAGCCCGCCGTGCCGTAGGTGAAGTTGATCACCTGCGCCGCAGTGTTGAGCTCGTCACCCGAGCCCCACGCGGGCGCGCCAATGCCCTGGCCGTAGTAGGAGAGCGGCGCGCGAGCCTGCGGCTTCTTGATGCCCGCGCCGACGTAGAGCTCGTACATGCAGTCGCGCTGCATGCGCCTGAGATTGTCTCCCGTGAACACCGGCGCGAGCGCACCGACGTCGTTCGGAAGATTCGGAATCGCCGTGTCGTCGGTGAGCGCGAAAATCTCGTAGGTCATCGAAAAGACGATCATCGCCTCATCGTGGTTGATGCGCGCGCGTGCGACCTGGTTCGTATCCGAATCGGTCGCCATACGACCGGGGCTCGGCACCACGCCCGCCTGCGGAACGGTCTGGCCCGCGACGTAGGTGAACATCAGAAGATCCACGGAAATGCCGTTGCCGAGTCCGAGTGGATCAACAGCACTATTGATCGCGCCTTGGCCCTCGATCGTCGAGAACAGCGGCCAGTGCAGCCACTCGCTCAAGGAAACTTCGCTCCCGTCCGGAAGCTTGATTTTTTCAATCGCCATGGAAATGCCCTCTTCGGATGTCGACGAAAGAAACTGAGCGCTACGCGACCGGGCGGCGACGATAGCCGTCTAGGTAGATACGAAGGCGCATGCGCGCAGTTGTCGCGAGATTCAAGCCCACGACCTGCCCCGGGCCCGCCTTCACGTCCACCGCGAGCGATTCGCCGCCCGCGACATACAACGGAGAGGCCAGCACGCGCGAATCAGCCGGCGAGACGCCACCATTGTTGCCGACCACCGTGCCACTCGCACCACCTGACTGACGCGACAGCGATCCGCTGTTCACGTAGCAAATGCCTGTACCGGCAGGCCAGTACGAAAGCGGCGAATTCGTGTAGTCCTTGACCGCAGCGATTCGGAACTTGATCAGAAGATCACGCTGCAGACGCAACATGTCCGGCAGCGGAACGCCCGGGTTGTCCGCGTCTGGAAAGATGTCCTGATCCGCAGCGAGGCCGACCTTGAACACTTCAACAGCGATGTTGAAGCAGATCAGCTCTTCATTCTCTGGAAGGCGATTTCCCTCACCCTGCAGATTCGTGTCGGTGATGAAAGCCTGACGCGGCCCAACACTTCCCGGCACCGTTCCACCCGCAGAATAGCTGAATGCGGTGAGGACCGGAAACGAACCCGCGCCGACCTCCACGGTGGAATAGAGTGGCTCCGCGTTCGTCCAATCTCCCGGTTCGTACACGCGCCCGTCCGGAAGCTTGATTTTGATGAGCTGCGCCATTTGGAAACCCTCTTGAACTTTTCGCAGAAAGAAATGCGCGGAACACGCAAGACGCGCGCTTAGCTCACCGGACGCTTGTAGAGACCGTCCAGATTGATCTTGATAGTGGCAGCGACGTCACCTTCGCTTTCGAAGGTGGGGTCCTCACCTTCACCACCTGGCACCACGATCAGTCCGAACACCACCACACCACTGTTGATCGGACCTGGATTCAGCAGATTCACGCGGTACTTCTCCTGCGACCCGATATGTCCCGGAATCACGAAGCTGCGTACTGCGTTCTGCGAAGGCCAACCAAGATTGCCCGCCGATTGAAAGATCGGCGAATCGGTCATGTTGTTCGAGCGTCCAAAGATGCCGAATCCGGTGTTGAAATACGCGAGCGACGCGTAGGCGTAGCGCTTCTGCGAAATTTCGAGTTCCAAGAGCAACATATTGCCGAGAACCATCAGACCTTCCGCAGTAGGTTGCGGAAAACCATTCGGTGCACCATCCGCGGGTGTGTACCCCAACGTGGTGAAGTCGTTCACTTCCTCAGTAAGAAAGAACGAAATTTCCGGCTTGATCGCATAGACAAGCATTTCTTCGGTGCTTGCCATCGTTCCGGGAGCCTGAACGTTCGTGTCACGCTCGGTCGCGGTCCGCGCCGTCACCGCAGCAGTTCCAAATCCCGGTACGGAACCACCGACCGTATATTGGAACAGGCTCATTTCCTGCGCGGTGAAACCGCTCTGGAGATCGAGCGAGCTCCAAATCGGCAAATCGGACCAGTCCACAAGATCAATTACGTCCCCATCGGGAAGCTTGACCTGCGTGATGGTATTCAGCGACAT